AAGCACTACGGCTTTGGTGATACTGTTCACGCAATAACAAAGGCCACTGGAATTGAAAAAGTCGTCAAAGCAGTTGCTGGAGAGGACTGCGGATGTGGTGAAAGAAAAGAAATGTTAAATAATCCAAACCTATTAATTAATAAGATATTTTATGGGACAGAGCAAGACATCCAAGTACTACGCAGCAAACCCAACAGCAGCGGAGAAGAGGAGAGAGTATCAGAGGGAGCTTAACAAGAGCGAGTCTGAGAAGAAGTACAGGGCAGAGCACACCAAGGAGAGAAGGAAGAGAGATATTGACGGGAAAGGTGGTAAAGACGTTAGTATGAAAAAAAATGGTAAATTTGTACTTGAGTCTCCTTCTATCAATAGGGGTAGAAACGGAGCTAATGGTAAAAGCACAAAAAAATAACTAAAGATGGCATATCAAAAATTACAAGTAGAAAGAGCAGCTCCAGTTACTCCAGATGATAACTTTAACATACCATACGTTGGATATCCAACTGAAGTATGGCCTTGTATATTATACTCTGGATCTGGAGGTATAATTAGAGTTTTAACAGCAGGTGGTGATGACGTTACATTTACTAATGTTGCAGCAGGTGCGTTTTTACCTGTTCAAGTTATTAGAGTATTTGCTTCTACTACATCAGCTACTGGCATTATAGCTCTTTGGTAAGATGGGCACTTTTATAGGCACATCAGCTGGTATAGGGTCTTCATCAAATGATGTTGAGTCTAAAAAACCTTCTCCTTCTATATTGGAAGTACTTCCTGTATTAACATTAGATACATCTGTAGATCCTACTATATATGTATATTTTCTACTTAGCCCAGGGGTTACTCCTGTATCAATGAAAGGTACATTATATTGGGATGACAGATTTTATGGTGAGAATAATTACTACACTGATGGATTACAATGGGTGGCTGAATTCCCATATGGAGGGACATATTATTTAGATTTAGAGATAGTTATTGATTCAACAACTACTTATAACTTTACATCTAATACATTAATCATATAAAAATGGCTCTTATTAGCAACGAAGGATCTGTTGGCTTAACTGGCACAACGTTATACGAGTGTAGAACTCAGAACGTGTGCGCCATAAACTATGTTAGATTCTCTAATGCCATTAGTAGCTACGAGGTACTTTTACAGAAGTATGACGCATCAACATCAACAACAACAGACATATATACGCTATCACTATCAATGGGTGACACTGTTACTGACGACATGGTTTACATACTACACAAGGATGACCAGTTAATAGCCACAACAAATGACGCTAATACAACATTTATAATTAGTGGTGAAGAAGGACCTAACTTATCTTTCTTACGATGCAAGTAACAGACAAGAATGGTAACATATTTGGCCCTCATGGACTACAGGTAAACGGGCCTGATGGTAAGCCTAAAGTTATTTCTAGCGGTGGTGGAGGAGGATCTATACCACAGGGAACCGCTAGTGGAATAGATACGTATACCGTTTCAATAACAGGGGTAACTGCATACAACGATGGTGACTCGTACCTAGTAAGATTTACAAATGGAAACACCACTGGATGTACACTAAATATAAATGGTCTAGGTGCAAACATATTGTACAGAAATAATGACGGTGAACTAATCGGTGGAGACATTATAGATGGTGCTGAAATGTTGTGTATTTATAACTCTACTATTAGTGGATTCCAGGTCATAGGAACTGCACCAAACACACTTTTGGCATACGTAACAAATGCTGAGTCTATAACAATAAATAAGGGACAGCCTGTATATGCTTTTGGTGGACAGGGAGACCGTCTAAAGGTAAAGCTGGCATACAATACTCTTGACGCTACGTCAGCTCAAACTGTTGGTTTAGTTGTATCAAGTTCAATAGGAGCTAATCAGAAGGGATTAATTATGCTTAACGGTCAGTTGGACGGTCTAAGTATATTTCCAACGTCAACGTGGGCAAACGGTGATCCTGTGTACTTAGGTGATACGGCAGGATCAGTTACTAATATTAAACCATCAGCTCCTAATCACTTGGTATATCTTGGATACGTAACCACAGCCAATAACGGTAGCGCTGGTAGAATGTATATTAGGGTACAGAACGGATACGAGCTTAATGAGTTGCATGACGTTCAGATATCTGGACTTTTAGATAACGACATAATACAGTACGACCTAGCTACTGACCTCTGGCAGAACAAGTCACTATCAAGTGCTGGAGTGCAGCCTACCTTAGTAAGTAGTACCAACATCAAGACGGTTAATAACAACTCACTGCTAGGTAGTGGTAACTTAAACATCGGCCCAAGGCTACTTGGATGGAGTGGTATACTAGGCACACCAACTACAGGTAACGCAGTTACTATATGCCATTCATTAATGATACCTGCTAACACATTAAACAGCAACAACATTCTGCAGTTAGTGTTTAGAATGTACCGACAATCAGGTAACACAGGACAGATGTATGGTAGAATATATGTCAATACTACTAACAGCTTAACAGGTGCTTTATTGATTGGTGGCATATTTACAATGAATGGTGGAGGTACTCAGTTCATTGGATATTGTGAACGCAACTATAGCTATGATGGCACAAGTCTTAGGACTATGGTAGGTACTACATTCTCTGAATATACTACAGGTAATATACAAACCACTGCATTCAATAGAACAGTTAATCAATATATCTTATTTACCATGCAGGCACAATCAGTTGCAGAAGTGGCTAATGTAGATTTATTCAAAGTATTTGCATATGTTTAATTACAATGGAATAGAGTATACAATCACAGGACCCATTGAGGTGGTTAGTGATACTCAGCTCCATGTGGAAACTGACAAGGGTATCATTCTAGTAGATGACACTATGGAAATATACTATGAATTAAAATAGTTATCTTTGTGAGTATGAAATATATACTCGCATCATCTCTGTTTTTATTTCTTTTTTCTTGCTCTATGGAGCGAAGACTAGCCAAGTACTGTCCACTATGTACACAGAAAGATAGCACAGTTACAATTATTGCATATCGCGATACGACTATAAATATTCCAGGAGAAACTGTTTATATAGAAGATACATTATTTTGCGATTCATTGGGTAATGTATACGCGAGTAGACTATCTGAGAAAGATGGTACAATACTAAAGCTTCAGTCTAGAATAAGAAACAACAAGTACAAGGTAATTGCTAGAACTGATACTATATACAGGACAATAAAAGGAAACACCATTTACAAGACGAAACTTGTAACTAAAACACAGAAACCAGAGCGTATAAAGTACATACCATGGTGGGTTAACTTCTTTGCTGTACTAGGTGGGATATTATTTATAATTATACTAATATATGTCATAGTAAAAATCATTAAGAAAAGCATTGTACCTATCCCATGAAAATACAACTAATCATACTATCTGCATCATTTAAAAAATTTGCACCTCAAATTATAATGACAATAACAACATTCTTTATGCCTATATTTGGACTTTCTATGCTTATAGGTTTTGTTATAGGACTAGACACCGTAACTGGAATATGGAAAGCTAAAAAACACAAAATACCAGTAACAAGTCGTGGAGCCAGTGCCATTGCTTCAAAGATGGCACTATATCAAATTACACTATTTACATTCTTTTTGATTGATCATTTCATAATGAACGACATAATGAAACAATTCTTTTCAGTTGACCTAATGTTGACAAAGGTTGTTTCGTTAATACTTATAAGTATTGAGGTAATGAGCATTAACGAGAACTATAAGGCAGTTAAGGGATTGGATTTATGGCAAGCAATGAAGAACTTGTTTGCCAGAGCAAGAGAAATTAAAAAAGATCTAGATGGAATTAGACATAACCAAGATAGTACAGGAGAGGCTATCTAGCGATCAGTACTTTGCTGAGGATAGCAAAAAAATTCAAGTATACTTACACCACACAGCTGGTGGAGGTAATCCTGTTGCTGTGTCTAAGTTCTGGAACAGCAATGACTCAAGAATAGCTACAGCATTTGTTATCGGTGAGCGAGGAACGATTGTTCAGTGCTTCTCTTCTAGACACTGGGCATGGCACTTGGGTGTAGATGCTGAGGACTTTGTTGTAAATGGAGCAAAGTATCAGAACCTAAACAAACTTTCAGTGGGAATTGAGGTTTGTAACTGGGGACCACTAAAGCTTAAATACGGTAAGTTTTATAACTATGTAAAAGGAGTTGTCGATCCTTCAATGGTTACAACACTTGATAAGCCTTACAAGGGTAATATCTATTGGTATAAGTATACTGACGAGCAAATTGAGAGCACTAGACAGCTGGTAAATTACTTGTGTGATACGTACAAAATACCTAAGAACTACAGAGAAGATATCTGGAAGATAGACAAGGAGGCATTTAAAGGAACTCCAGGTATATATACACATAACTCAGTTCGTAAAGACAAGGCCGACATATATCCATGTCCACGAATGATTCAAATGCTTAAGAACTTATGAAATTCAAGAGTCACTGGTTTAGAGAGATCTGGGGACACGTAAGTATAAGAGTTATACTTGGTCCTGTAAGGTTCTTTGCTATTGATGTTGACGTATGTAGAAATTTTTATTCAATTACTTTTATTAACTTTACACTTAGAAACAGATGAGCAAGAAAACACTAGAGGTAAAATCATTTGAGAAAAAACATGTTGAAAGACCTGGCGTACATGCCAAGACTAAGACATCTTTTTTAAAGACATCAAAGAACTATAAGAAAAAATATAAAGGACAAGGACGATGAAAGCAGCAAACTATCAGATAAAAGCACCAAGTGTAAATGACTTGTTGTTTGGTACTAAAAACTCAAGTGGTGATACCGTTAATTTTAGGGTGCAAGACGTGGTAAACTTAACTCAATCACCATCTATTGTATCTACCAATACTTTGATTGCTGCTACAATATCAAACATCAACACTTACTTTACTGGAACTGCTGGAGCAAACTTTGCTGTTACATTGCCAACCGCTAATGCTAATATTGACGGTCTTAAGTATGTGATCATGTCTACTGCAACTAGAGCTACTACTACTTGGGTAACACCTGGTGGATCTATTGTTGGAGCTCCATCTACACTAACAGCAAACACACCAGTTTGTTTTCAATACAATAATAGCGATACTACTTGGTACATATCTATGTAATTTGTCACTAAATTTTACTATATTTGTGACGTAATTCTAAATTAAATAAAATGGCAAAAGAAAAGAAAATTACTCAAGAAGAGTTAGACAAGCTTAGATCTTTAAATCAAACTTACAGAGATCTTAAATTCCAAATCGCTGACATTGAAGTTTCATTTGAACGAATGAAAAGCCAAAAGATGTCATCACTAGCTAATCTAGAAACATCTGCATTTGATCTGTCACAGTTTCAAGATGAGTTAGTCTCTAAGTATGGAGACATTAAAATCAATCTTCAAACAGGTGAATATAATTAGAAAAATATCAGTAGGTCCTGACTACATGAAGTCAATGCACTATGTGGTAGGTCAAGACGTCCTAAGAGGAAACGGATCCATAGACACGATACTAATGGAGTCTGATTTATCTATATCTATTTATATACTAAATCAAGACAAAGAAATCGTAAAGTGGAAGAGTTTCTCTGCTTCAATGCCAGTATCTATTGAGTACAACATAGATTTCTAATGAAGTCTCCACATCATTTTATCATAAAACCTTACAATAGTAGGCGTTATGACAACATACGTAAGTATGGTGAAGTTGATTTTTTTATAAGCACATCACAAGAAGACCACACTGTATCTAACAGACTCGGTGTGGTTGTTTCTGTACCAATAAACTATGATGGACCAATAAAGAGTGGTGATCATGTGATAGTTCATCATAACGTATTTAAGTTCTACTACGACATGAAGGGTAACCAGAAGAGCAGCTGGCATCACTTGTTTGATGATTACTTTATCATAGAGTCTGATCAGTTGTACTTGTATAAGGATCCAGAAGGTGAGTGGATGTCACCATATCCATACTGCTTTGTTAGATCTATAAAAAATCAAGATAAAGTTATTTCTTCAGCTGGTTCTAAAGAAGATTTATGGGGTGAGTTGGTATACTTTAATGAGTTACTTACAGATGTTGAAAAGGGTGATATTGTTTCATTCTCTCCAGATAGTGAGTACGAGTTTAGAATAGATGATGAGATTCTTTATAGAATGTACAACAAGAATATATGTCTAAAAAAATAGAGTTAATAGAGGCTGCAAAGGTAGCTGTTGATGAGTTGATAAAGGTTCTTAAGGAACCAATAATCACTCATGCTGAGGATGACATATCTGCTGATAAGCTAAAAAATGCTGCATCAGCAAAGAGACTTGCATTTGAGGATGCCATATACATGTTAGGAAAGATTGACGAGGAGGAGAACAAGGACGTGCAACAACCCGTTGCGCAAATTGAATTTGGTAAGCATGGCTTTGCTGAGGGCAAGGCAAAAATAAAGAATGGAAAATAATCTATATACAGTTCTTGACGAGTACGTAAGCAAGTCAATAATCTCCAACAAGAATAGGAGAAAGAACTGGGAGTATGGATATAATAGTGAGTATGACCTTGTAGTTATATCTAAGGATGGAACCATCGGTGAGATATACAACATAAGCGGACTAAAGGTAGCTCTTCCGTCTGTACCAGACAAGGTAGAGAACAGAGGATCTAGATGGGAGGCCATCGAGTATCCAAAAGAGCTTCAGAAAATAAAGAGTATATTCGACTGGAACAGAAAGGACAACGCGTTTAAGGTTCAGTACGTAGACTATATAGAGCAAGAGTTTGACAGAAGAGATAATGGTTTTTGGTTTGTAAATAATGGCAATCCAACATATATAACTGGAACTCACTACATGTATCTACAGTGGACCAAGATTGACATTGGTCTTCCAGACTTTAGGGAGTCAAACAGGATATTTTACATTTTTTGGGAGGCATGCAAGGCAGACAACAGATCGTTTGGTATGTGTTACCTAAAGAACAGACGATCTGGATTCTCTTTTATGAGTTCTGCCGAGACGTGTAACACAGGTACAATCGTAAGAGACTCTAGAATAGGTATACTATCAAAGACTGGTAGCGATGCCAAGAAGATGTTTACCGACAAGGTTGTTCCAATCATAAGAAACTATCCGTTCTTCTTTAAGCCAATACAGGATGGGATGGACAATCCAAAAACTGAGTTGGCGTTTCGTGTACCTGCTAGTAAGATTACTAGAAAGAACATGGACGAGGAGAAGTCTGATGACATAGAAGGTCTAGATACAACTATTGACTGGAAGAATACAGCGGACAACAGCTACGATGGTGAGAAACTATTGTTGCTAGTTCATGACGAGAGTGGTAAGTGGGAGAAGCCAGAGAATATTTTAAATAACTGGCGTGTAACAAAGACTTGTTTGCGTTTAGGAGCCAAGGTAATTGGTAAGTGTATGATGGGATCAACGTCAAATGCACTACCAAAAGGAGGTGAAAACTTTAAAAAGTTGTATAACGATAGCGCTGTGTCTAATAGATCGGCTAATAATCAAACAAAGAGTGGATTGTATTCTTTGTTTATTCCAATGGAGTGGAACGTTGAGGGTTACATTGATGAGTTTGGATGGCCAGTATTTGAGAATCCAGAGAAGTCTATAAAAGGGATAGACGGAGAGATGATAAGCACTGGTGTGATAACCTGGTGGAACAACGAGGTTAACGCACTAAAGTCGGACTCTGATGCACTTAACGAGTTCTATAGACAGTTTCCTAGAACTGAGTCTCACGCGTTTAGAGACGAGTCTAAGCAGTCTATATTCAACTTGACTAAGATATATCAGCAGATCGACTATAACGACTCTCTAATCAAGGAGAAGTTCTTGACTAGAGGATACTTCCACTGGAAGAATGGTGAAAAAGACACTGAGGTGATCTGGACTCCAGATAAGAATGGTAGATTCTTGGTGTCTTGGATACCAAAACAGAACTTAAGAAATAATGTTATAACTAAAAATGGGAAAAAATATCCAGGAAATGAACATATGGGAGCGTTTGGTTGTGACCCTTATGACATATCGGGTGTTGTTGGAGGAGGTGGTTCTAACGGTGCTCTCCATGGTATGACTAAGTTTCATATGTCTGAAGGTCCAACCAATGAATTCTTTTTAGAGTACATAGCTAGGCCGCAGACAGCTGAAATATTTTTTGAGGATGTACTAATGGCTTGCCACTTTTATGGAATGCCAATACTAGCAGAGAACAACAAGGCCAGACTACTGTATCACTTCAAGAATAGAGGGTACAGGGGATTTGCTATGAACAGGCCAGACAAGAACATGAATAAGCTATCAAAAACTGAGCTTGAGATAGGTGGTATACCAAACTCTAGTGAGGATGTTAGACAGGCTCATGCGTCATGTATAGAGTCTTACATCGAAGAGTATGTTGGATTTGATACAGAGGGTACGTACAGAGATCCAGAGACTATTGGATCCATGTACTTTAATAAAACTCTTGAGGATTGGGCCAGGTTTGACCCTATGAATAGAACAAAGTACGATGCATCAATTAGTTCTGGGTTGGCAATAATGGCAACAAGAAGACACATGTTTACTCCAGAGAGAAAAGAATCAAAAATTAGTATTAAATTTGTAAGATATAATAATCAGGGCAGTCACAGCAAAATTATAGAATAGAATGGAGAAACCATCCGTTGTCATATATCAAAATCCGTTTCCAAGCCAAATGGTATCGGATGAAGAGAAGCAAACAGTTAAGTACGGCTTAAGTGTTGGAAAGGCCATTGAAGGAGAATGGTTCAAAAGAAAAAACAATACATGTAGGTTTTATGATCAATGGGGTGAGTTCCATAGACTAAGACTTTACGCTCGTGGCCAACAGCCAGTACAAAAGTATAAGGATGAGTTGTCTATCAATGGCGATATGTCAATGATGAACTTAGACTGGACTCCAGTTCCTATTATTCCTAAATTCGTTGACGTTGTAGTTAATGGAATGTCTGACAGACTATTTAAAGTTAGAACAGAAGCTCAAGACGTTATGTCTGCTGAGAATAAGAACATATTCCAAGAAATGATTGAGGCTGACATGGTGGCTAAAGATTTCTTAAAGATGACTCAAGATCAGTTCGGTGTAAACGCATTTAATGTTGATCCAAACGAACTTCCAGATACTGACGAAGAGCTTGAGTTGTACATGCAGATCAAGTATAAGCCAAGTATAGAGATAGCCAACGAGATTGCTATTGATACTATATTTGAGATGAACAGTTACGATGAGTTAAGAAAACTAATGAATTATGATTTAGTAACGCTTGGCGTATCTGTTGTTAAGCACTCTTTCTTGGTTAACGATGGATTAAAGGTTGACTACGTTGACCCTGCTAACTGGATTCATAGTTATACTGAGAAGAATGACTTCTCAGATTGTTACTACTTTGGTGAGGTTAAGCAGATGCACTATACAGAGGTGCTTAAAATTGATCCTACACTAACTGACGAGCAATTAAACGAGATTAGAAACAGTAGTGCAGCTTGGTATACGTACTTCCCTATCATTAGAAACTATCAAGACGATTACTTTACAAATGAGATCGTAACTCTTATTTACTTTAACTATAAGGCAAGTAAGAAGTTTGTTTGGAAGAAAAAGTTACTAGAGAATGGTGGAGAGAGAGTTATCAGAAAAGATGAAGGATTTAATCCACCAATGGAGGACGGAATGCCATTTGAAAGAGTAGAGGCAGTTAGAGATGTTTGGTATGAGGGTGTTCTTGTAGCTGGTACAAATATTGTACTTAAGTGGGAGATGATGCGTAACATGGTTCGTCCAAAGTCAGCATCTCAGAGAGCTTATCCAAACTATGTAGCATTTGCTCCTAGGATGTACAAAGGAGCTATGGAGTCTTTAGTTAGACGAATGATTCCATTTGCTGATCAGATTCAGTTGACACACTTAAAACTACAGCAAGTTACGGCAAGAGTTGTTCCAGATGGTGTATTTATTGATGCCGATGGAATTAACGAGGTTGACCTTGGAACTGGTGCTGCATACAATCCAGAGGATGCGTTAAAACTTTACTTCCAAACTGGTAGTGTTATCGGTAGGAGCTATACACAAGATGGTGAGTTTAACAACGCTAGAATTCCAATTCAAGAGTTGAGCACTAACAGTGGACAAGCCAAGATGTCTTCTCTTATAAATAACTACAATCACTATCTAAATATGATTAGAGATGTGACTGGAATTAATGAAGCAAGAGACGGAAGCACGCCAAATCCAGACGCTTTAGTTGGCATACAGAAGATGGCTGCAATGAACTCTAACACAGCTACAAGACATATCTTAGAAGGAAACCTAAACATCACCAAGAGATTGGCTGAATGTGTTTCTATTAGAGTAGCTGATATACTAGAGTACTCTGACTTTGCTGAAGAGTTTGCAATGCAGATTGGTAAGTATAATATATCTATTCTCGATGAGATGAGAGATCTTTACTTATTTGATTTCGGTATATTCATTGACCTTGATCCAGATGAGGATGAGAGACAGATGCTTGAAGCTAATATTCAAGTTGCTCTACAACAACAAACAATTGATCTAGAAGATGCTATTGATATTAGAAACATCAAGAACATTAAGCTGGCTAATGAGTTGTTGAAGATGAAGAGAAAGAGAAGAATTGAGCAGCAACAAAAAGACAAGCAGATGGAGTACCAAATGCAAATGCAGACTAACATGCAGTCACAACAAGCTGCTGCTGAGTCTAAAGCTCAATTGCTACAGATGGAGGCTCAAAGCAAGATTCAGATTAAAGAGGCTGAAGCCAATTATGATATAATGAGAATGAGGGCTGAGGTTGATATGAAGAGAGAGCTAATGGATCTTGAATTCCAGTACAACATGCAATTAAAAGGCATGGAGTCACAAGAGCTTAAAAAGAGAGATGAAGACAAAGAGAAAGCTAAAGATAAAAGAGTTGACATCCAGGCATCAAGACAGTCTGAACTAATTAATCAGAGAAAGAATAATCTTCCTCCAATTAACTTTGAGAGCACTGAAGATTCTTTAGATGGATTTGACTTAGAGTCTTTCGAGCCTAAATAATAACTAATGAATAAAAGAACAGTAGTTACAACGACAAGAGAAAAGATAAAAATAAATCCTTATCTGTCTGGTCACGCAGAAAAAAATATGTTTGATGCTAATTATGGATTACATATTGAAAGGGGTCCATTAAATTTAGATGTTAATCAAAGTGTTGGAACTGGATATAGACCAGAAACTGAGTTTACTTTAGGCATAAACATACCAATAACAAGGCGAGTTAAACATCGCAATAAGTAATATGGCATACATAGAACATAACTTCTTTCCTCTCAAGGTGTTTGTTAGGAATGAGTACATGTATCAATTTAAGGAAGGTCATGGTGAGTTTACACCAGGAGTTATAATGTCTGTAAGATGCATGCCTGGACAAGCCGCGTTGTTCCAAGTTCTATTGGAGAATGGTGTGATGAGAGATAAACTTCCGTCACATGCATTGCTTACAGAGCCTAAGACTCCAGATCCAGACTTGCCTTTCCACTATTTACAGATATGGAACTGCTTTTCTTACAACTTTACATTGTTACATCTTTCTTATGTTTATGACACTAAGGTTGATGTATACATGAAGGATAGAAAGTGGTATTCTGGTAGCTATTATGCTACAATAAACTGGGGAGCTAATGACTTAAATACTGATCTTTCATTGGCAGAGGATGGACTTGAACACAAGTCACACCACATCATACTTCTTGATAATGGTCAAATTGCATTACAACCTAACAATAGGATAAAGTGGTCTGAGCCTTCATTTGTAACTAAACCATTTCCAGAAAAACCAGACTATCTAGTAAACAACGAGTACTTTAATTGTGAGGGTTACGAGAAGTGGCACACAGAAGACTCGCAGTCAATGTTCTACGAAAATGAGTAATAAAATTATTTATTAACTTTGTAAAAATTAAATTAAATTAACATGGAAGGAGAAATTAAAGTAAGAGCGGTAGACTTTGAAGAAAAGTCTGTTGCCGAAATAGAAGAGCAGTTATTAAAGCAACACGAGGAATCAACTGGTGTTGTTACTGAACCTTCAGAGACAGTAGAAACAATTGTGACTAACCCAGAAACAGTTGAGACTATTATTACGGAAACAAATGAGTCAACACCTGTTGATGAAATTGATGATAGTAAAGTTCTTTCATATATTGGACAAAGGTACAATAGAGAGATAAACAACTTAGATGAGTTGTTTGAGCAGAGACAACAAAACGAGGAACTACCCGAAGATGTTTCTGCATTTCTAAAGTACAAAAAGGATACAGGACGTGGAATCGAAGATTTTATTCGCTTGAATAAGAACTACGATGAAATGGACGAAGAGTCTTTGCTTTTTGAATATCAACGTGAGCAGAATCCAGATCTAGAACCAGAAGACATTAAGTTTGATGTGTCAGATAGATTCGCTTATGATGAAGACTTCGATGATGAAAAAGAAATCAAGAAGAAACGATTAGCAAAGAAAAAAGAGCTCTCAAAAGCTAAGAAGTACTTTAACGACCTTAAAGAACAATACAGAGTTCCACTTGAGTCAAGGGAAACATTTGTTCCACAGGAAGAAAAAGAAAACTACGATGCTTTCAAGAGATATAAAGAGTCTTCCAAGTCTATGGAGGAAGATAACGCAAGAAGGTCAGAATTCTTCTCTAAAAAAACACAAGAACTTTTCTCTGACAAATTTGAAGGTTTCAAATTTAATGTCGATGAGAACAAGAAGTTGGTTTATAAGCCAGGAGATAGTAAGAACTTACTGCAAGAACAAAATGACTTAAGGAGCTTTGTTTCACAATTCCTTGATGAAAACGGATATCTTGCAGATGCTGAAGCTTTCCACCGTTCTATTTCAATAGCTAGAAATCCCGACAAGTTTGCTAAATTCTTTTATGAAAAAGGTATGGCAGATGCGGTAGGAACTGTTGCTAAAGAGTCTAAAAATATTGACATGACTCGGCAAGCAACACAGAGTACCCCAACAGAAGGTGTAAAGATTAGAGTAATAGATCCAGACAGAGGAAGCAGATTAGTAATTAAAAAACGTTAAACTTTTAAAATTTTTAAAAAATGAGTGGTACATTACAAACGAGCCCAGGTGTAGCAATTTCACCTAGCTCAGTAAAGGCAGCATTGCCTACAAACTACATTACAAACTTTAACTTCTTGAATCAGTATCTTCCAGATACATACGAGCAAGAATTTGAGCGTTACGGAAACAGATCAGTTGCATCTTTCTTGCGTATGGTTGGTGCTGAACTTCCTTCTAACTCTGACATGATTAAATGGGCAGAGCAAGGTCGTTTGCATACAAAATACACGAATGTCGTTCCAAATGACGTAGCTGGTTCAGACACAGCAACTTTTGCTATGCCTATTACATCTCCATTAACTGTATGTAATTTTAGAGTAAATCAAACAGTATTTATTTCATCTCAATCAGTAGCTGCAAACTCTGCTAAAGGTGTTATTAGTGCTGTATCTCCTTCTGGAACTACATTTACTGTTAAATTTTACAATGCATCTGGTTCTCCATTTACTCAAACTACTGAACTTGTAACTGTATTTGTTTACGGTTCTGAATTTGGTAAAGGAACTCCTGGAATGGATAAATCATTAGAAGCTGAAGATTTATTCTTTGATGTTAAGCCAATTATTATTAAAGATACTTACATTGTATCTGGATCTGATATGGCTCAAGTAGGTTGGGTTGAGGTAACTACAGAAAACGGAGCTACTGGATACTTATGGTACATGAAATCTGAGCACGAAACTCGTTTACGTTTCGAAGATTATCTTGAAATGGCAATGGTTGAAGGCGTTCCTGCTCAAGCTGGTTCTGATGCATTAGCTTACCTTTCTCCTTCTACTGCTGCTGCTCCAGGATCTGGTGCTGGTACTACTGCTGCTGGTACTCAAGGTTTATTTAATGCTATTGAGACTAGAGGTAATGTTTGGTCTGGTGGTAACCCATCTTCATTGGCTGACTTTGATACTATCATTCAAAGACTTGACAAGCAAGGTTCTATCGCTGAAAACGTATTATTCTTAAATCGTCAGTTCTCTTTCGATATCGATGATATGTTGGCTGCTCAGAACTCTTACGGAGCTGGTGGTACTTCTTACGGTCTATTTGATAACAGTGAGGAGATGGCATTAAATCTTGGTTTCTCTGGATTTAGAAGAGGATACGAGTTCTACAAAACTGACTGGAAATACCTTAACGATGCAACTCTTCGTGGAGGTTTAGTTGGTGGTGTAGTTAACGGTGTATTGGTTCCTGCTGGAACAATGACTGTTTACGATCAAGTTCTTGGTAAAAATGCTAGACGTCCGTTCTTACACGTTCGTTTTAGAGCTTCTGAGGCTGAAGATCGTAGATACAAAACTTGGATGACTGGTTCAGCTGGTGGTGCTGCAACTAGCGATCTTGATGCAATGCAAGTTAACTTCTTGTCTGAGAGAGCGCTTTGTACACTTGGTGCTAACAACTTCGTTATCTTCAAGGGATAATTGAAAAATTAGGAGGGAGGCCAAGCGCCTCTCTCCTTTTTATTATTAATAAATTAAATTATATCAAATGAAAACAACAAGAAAATCTGTGCTAGAACCAAAAGATAGAACATATCTTTTGAAGAATGGAGCTAGTCCATTAACTTACTTCCTTGCTTCTAAGGATACTCCAAGAAAACGATTACTTTACTATGATGAAGAGCAAAATATAAACAGACCTCTTCGTTATGCCAGGAATGCAAATTCTCCTTTTCAAGATGAGCAAACTGAAAATGTAATAATTGAGCCAATTATTTTTGAAGATGGAACATTAATTGTACCTAAGAATAATCCAGTATTACAAGAGTTCTTACACTACCATCCTGGAAATGGAACTGAGTTCTATGAGTTTGATCAAGAAAAGGATGCTCAACAAGAAATAAGACATATGTATGATGTTCTTGACGCTCAGTTAATTGCAAGAGAGATGCCATTTGAAGAGCTAGAGCCCATTGCTAGATTGCTTCTTGGTGGATCTGTTGATACAATGAAAGTATCTGAGATTAGAAGAGACATCATGATGTATGCTAGAAGATATCCTCAAGATTTTATGGAGGCAGTGAATGATCCTACAATTAAAGTAACTAGCTATGCAGCTAGAGCATTGTCTGATGGATACTTGGCATTTAGAAACAACAAAAAAGAAATCTTTTACAACCTAAAAGACAATAAAAAGAAACTTCTTACTGTTCCATTTGGTGAAGATCCTGTGTATTTATTGTCATCTTACTTGCAGTCTGATGAAGGTGTTGACCTATACAAATTCTTAGAAAATAAATTCTCAGAGAATTAGTATATTTGCATCATTATTCACCCATTAATTTTTTACACAATGGAAAAGTTTTTAAAATTCCCTATTTCTGGAGGTACATACCAATTGGTATCTGTTACAGATATTGCTTTAATTCAGCAAGCTTCTGCAACTACCACTACTATTGCTTATAAAAGCGGTGGTTCTGCTACTGACATTTTAACAATTACTCACGCATCTGTTGCTAACGATGATTTTCGTGACTTTGTTCAAAATCAAGTAATTGGTGCATTAGAGACATCTTGGACTAATGTTTCTTATTTAGTTGCTCCTCCAGTAGCTGTATCTAGTATTGCTATTGCTTAATATTAGTTACTTTTCATTAAGAAAGGCACTCTCACAAAGTGCCTTTTTTTATTTATCTTTGTAAAAAGCATTTCCATGATCAACGAAGTTCGCAATAACGTCATGTTTATATTGAACAAGGATAATAGGGGTTATATCACTCCTATGGAGTTCAATACATATGCTAGACAAGCGCAGTTAGATATATTTCAAAAGTATATGTATGAGTATAGCAACGCTATAATCAAACAGAATTCTCGTTATCATGGTGAGGGGTACTCAAACATTGCTAAAAGACTTTCAGAAACACTAGATAGATTATCTGAATATCAAACAATGCTATATAATTCAATAAGCGGAATATTAAATGTTCCTTCTGATTGTTATTATGTCGAAAAAATAATATATAATAATAATGTAGAAGTAGATAGGGTTGACCATAGTAAGATTTTAAATCTTATTAACTCAAATTTAACTGCACCTACAGCTGGTTATCCAGCGTATATAATGACATCTGATCCTGCTGTTGGTTCTACTACTGGGTCATTGACAGTTTATCCAAACTCATTGATGAATCCAGTAGTACCACCTGCTCCACCTTCTACTACTGCTCCAAGCAATGTTCAGATAAGATATATAAGATATCCTAAAGATCCAGAATGGACTTATAACACTATATCTGGTGGTGAACCAATATTTGATCCAACAAATGCTCAGTTTCAAGATTTTGAGATACCATACGAGGAGCTACCTAATCTTGTTTCTAAAATATTACAGTATGCTGGTCTATCTATTAGAGAGTCTGAAGTTGTTCAAGACGCTAAGGCAGAGGAAATTCAAACAGCACAACAAACACAATAACAGATGCCATATATAACTAACTATCAGTACTATACAAATAATGGAGCTCAACCTCAAGATGCTAACTGGGGTAGCTATCAGTATGTTACACTAAAAGATATAATCAACAACTTTATGTTGATGTATGTAGGTAACGATAAGTTAGTTAATAATGTTGACATATATAATGTTAGATTTCACGCAAAAAGAGCTATACAAGAGATAAACTATGATGCTCTTAGGAACATTAAAGTTATGGAGCTTGAACTAGGAGAAGAACTTAAAATGGTGCTTCCTCCAGACTATGTTAACTATGTTCGTATCTCAATGTTAAAGGGTAATGTCCTTATTCCTTTAGTTGAAAGTAGAAACGCAATTACTGCAACAGCATACATTCAAGACAACAACTTAGATATTGTTTTTGATTCAAACGGTGAGGTTGTTACTGGTACATCAAAGCTAGACATACTAAGACAAGATAAGCAGTTATACACTGGTGCTGGACCATATAACGGTTACTATGGATGGTCATTCGAGGGTGACTGGTACTTTGGATATAACATTGGTGGAAGATTTGGATTAAACACTGAAGATGCGAATCGTAATCCTAGATTCACAATCAACAAAGCAGCTGGTGTAATTGATTTCAGCACTGGTGTTGAGAATGGACATATCGTGTTGGAATATATTTCTGATGGGATGGAAAACGGTGATGATGCATTAATCAGCATTAACAAATTAGCAGAAGAATATATATACTCATACTTAAAGTGGGCTGTATTAAACAATAAGACAGGCGTTCAAGAGTATATTGTAAGAAGGGCTAGAGACGAGAAGTCTGCTAACCTAAGAAACGCAAAAATTAGATTAAGCAATATTCATCCGTCTAGACTATTAATGAGTCTTAGAGGTCGTGATAAATGGATTAAATAATTATGGCTGATATTAGAAGAACATTTCAAAAAGGAGTCATGAATCAAGACCTCGATGAGAGGTTATTGCCTAATGGTTCTTATATATCAGCAGAAAACGTAACTGTAAATAGTTACGCATCTGGTGATGTTGGTGCTATTCAGAATGCATATGGAAACTCATTAAAGGGAGATATCTCTTTAGCTACAAATATTCAAACAATAACAAATCCTATTGTTATTGGTGCTGTTGCATACGAGCCAAAAGGATTAATATACTGGCTTGTAACAACTGATCAATTTGATGGTGTTTTTGAGTATAATATTCAGAGTGGACAAACAACTAGAGTATTGCAATGTTCTAAGCCAAATCCAGGAAGTCCTCTTAACTTTAACTCTAACTACATTGTTACTGGAATAAATTATTTAGAGAGTCAAGACGGAAACAATTATTTATTTTGGACAGATAATTATAATGCTCCAAGAAGAATAAACATAAATAGATGCAAGGGATATACCGCTGATGATACGTCAATTGCTGATGATATTAGCGTTATAATGGCTCCTCCGCTAAATGCGCCATACATTTCTTTGTCACAAAATAATAACCCAGACTCCACTAACTTAAAAGAAAAGTTTGTATACTTTAGCTATAGATACAAGTACATTGACAACGAGTACAGCTCAATGTCTCCATTTTCTGGTGTTGGATTTGAGGCTGGTGCTTTTGCTATTGATTATGAGACAGGTGACAACACAGGAATGATCAATCAGAAAAACTTAATAGACATTCACTTTGAAACTGGAAATGAATTTGTAAAAGAGATACAACTTTTAGTTAGAGATACTAGAAGTTTAAACGTAATGGTAATTGATAGTTTTGATAAAAGTAAACTATCTATTCAAGACAATACTACATATTCATTTACATTTAGAAATAATAAGATATACACCACACTATCAAACGAACAGGTAACTAGATTGTTTGACAATGTTCCATTAAAGGCATTAGGACAAGATATTATTGGCAACAGGTTAATTTATGGTAACTACTTGCAGTTTAGAAACATAACTAACGAAAATGAAGTAGACATAAACATAAATTTTAAAGTAAGTTATGTATCTGATCCAATATCTGGAAACAAACCGAAAAGATCATTTAGAAGTGATAGAGACTACGAGGTAGGAATTGTGTATACAGATGAGTATGGTAGGATGACAACAGTGCTTACTCCTGCATTGAGTAATGCATCAAATATACTTAGTAATACTGTATATATACCTTCATCATCATCCGACAAAGCAAACAGCTTACAGGTAGAGATAAATAATGAACCTCCGTCATGGGCTACAAACTATAGACTTGTTCTAAAACAAAACAGACAAGAATACTACAACATATTTCCAAGACTGTATGAATCTGTTGGATTATTTAGATACTTTTTGATTAATGAGTCAGACAGAGATAAGTTCGCAGTTGGTGACTATATAATAGTAAAAAGAGGTGGAAATGGAGTTACATACTCAAATAAACAATTTAAAATATTAGAGATTGATCTTAAAGGTCCAAATGCTATAGGAAATTCAATTGCAGGATTGTACTTTAAAATAAAGATAGATTCTTCAGATGTTCCAATTTTACCTGTAGTTGCAAATAATATAACATATCAATATTCAAGTAAAGGAACAAACAAAACAAATTATAGTGGAGCATTTTGTTTTGTTGGTCTTCAAAGAAATTCAGTACCAGTATTAGTTAGTAATAATAATTTACTTATAAACTCATACACATCTGATCCAACATTTTACGGAGCAAATTCCTCATCATCTACTGCGTTAAAGACAATAACTACATTGCCATTTACCGATGGATCTCCAACACAACCTCAAGTACCAGCATCATTATTTAGTGGAAGATACTTTGGTCAAAAAGATTTAAGATATACAATAGAAATACAATCCAACAATACATTTAGATATACTGTAAATGTAAATGGATCAGGAGGATGGATTGCTCAAAACATACCAATAATACCTAATAAGGTATACTCACTAAAGTTACAGCCTGGAATAAATTCATTGCTTGCATGGAACAATACAAATGCTACAAATACTGCATTTTTTATTGTCTTTGACTCATTAAATTTTTCAGTAGGAGACAAGTGGAAGGTGAGTTGTAGATCTTTAAATGGAGGAAATTACTGGTCTCCAACAACAACAAATCAGTTTAATGGTTTACTAAATAATCAAGCCAATCAAAATGGTGGATTTGCTATAGTTACAGGGAATTTTAAAGATCCAATATATGATGGAGCAACTATAAGAATAAATATAGTTGAAGATTCTCAAAATCAAAATTCATCAACACCAATAACTAATACGTATACAGCTACAAGTACATATAAAAATATAGAGGAGTGGTTTATTGAATCTGGAGCTTATAGTACATTTGTTCAAAGAAATCAAAATGGTCAAAATATTGGAGCCAATGGTGTATGGTTTAGAAATGTTAAAGTATCTCCTAGTGGTCAAATAGTTACTATTAATTATCCTCTTGATGGTAACACTACAAATTCATGCATTGATGATAAAACATCAAATGCTATAGCAATGATATTACGTGGATATGGAAATAATAATGGATGTGTACAGAATATAGTAAGGGCATACTTTCAGATAGATTATATAGATCCAGAAAAAGCTCCAATACTAGAGACTGTTCCGTTAGATGCTGAAACAGAAATATTTCATGAACTATCAAGAACTTATCCAATTAAAAATGGAAAACATATATCAAGATGGTTTTTCACTGGAAAGTCAAATGGTTCAGCTGGAAGTACTAGATTAAATCAATCAACTAAAGAGTGGCCTCATTATTTTAGCGTAGGAGATACCGTATACATAAATACTAATGGTGTATCGCCTACTACAGCACATACTATAACTGGTATAATAAATAGATATTCTATAGATGTTTTTCCGTCTATACCTATACTTCCGCCTTCTGGAGGATCAGTTTCATATACAACATACGAACAAGATCAAACATCAGTAACAAATGGTGCTAAAATACAAATAAACTATCCGAACTATCCAAATGGTGACTACAACTCATTCACTTATAGTGGTGGTTTAGAAACATATAGAATAAAAGACTCTTTTAATGCTCCAGTAATGAAGTATAGTCCAAGAGTTACAACAGTTATAGAGGATTACGAGCAGGAATATAAGTTTGCTTCTTTAACGTATAGCGGAGTTTTTCAAGGTTCAACATCATTAAATAGATTAAATGAGTTTAACCTGTCTTTAGCTAATTTTAAGAATCTAGACATGAGATATGGCAGTGTTCAAAAGCTCAAGGCTAGAGATACGGATTTATTAGTTTTACATCAAGACAAGATAACTTCAGTTCTTTATGGTAAGAATTTACTTTATGATGCTGTTGGTGGAAGTCAGATAGCATCAATACCAGAGGTTTTAGGTAATCAGATAGCATATCCAGGTGAGTTTGGTATCAGTGATAATCCTGAAAGTTTCGCTACGTGGAGCGATGTGTGTTACTTTGCAGATGAAAAAAGAGGTTCCGTAATTAAATTAATAGGAAATGAAGTTATTCCTATATCTACACAAGGAATGGGATCATTTTGGATTGACACAATGAGAGTTAATCCTACCAACTTTAAGTTTGGTGGGTTTGATCCATACAATGGTACATATGTAATTAGTGTATCAAACAGACAAAAACAAAACTGTCAGTTAGATATAAGTCCATCAATAAAAAGTGTTACATCAAGCCCATCTAATGGACCAGCATTTATGTTTGCAGTAAATACGCTATCTCCATCATGGACAATATCTATAGTTGATAATGGATTTGGAACTAGCTGGGTTAGCTGTCAAACATTAAACGGTTCATATTCTCAATTTGTATATGCTTCTTATGCTGTTAATGTTTCTGGAGCACCTAGAAGTGTTGTATTTAGAGTTACTTATTGCGGTACTTTATTTAAAGATTTTATTTTAACACAAGGCGTTTTTAATTCTCCAACACTTGTAATTCCAATGGTAAACGGATAAATTATGATGACAAAACAATCTTTTGAGTATACTGGTAGTAATGTCTATGACATAGACAATGTTGTTATTAGTAATAATAATATCGCTGTATTTGATCAATTAACTGGAATAGGTGGGATTGGATATATGCCGTACAATGGATCTACTGTAGTTATTAAGGCAGGAGATAACACTGGTTCATTTCAAGAATTAGCACCAACATTAAATAATAAGCTTTATTATTATGTTTCTGATGTTTTATATGGACCAAATGATAGCAATATAATAAGAGCAGACTCTACTGAAATTCCAGTTATATATTCATCTGGAGAGTTTACTGGTACTTTTGTGTTTAATAATCCAAATGATTTTCCATATTTATATTTATTTTGGGATTATAATGATACTATTGACGGATCTACAAACATATCATACATTGGCGTTACAGATGAAAGGATTATTAATTGGACTATTGGAACTGGTATTGGTGTCGCTGGCATTAATTATAATTCCGTTGACACTCCAACGAGATTTCAAGTAAATTGGAATGGATCTATAGTTGCAGACTCTGGATATGTAGGACTTAATAGTTTGACAAATTACAATGACTTAATTGCTGCTGGAGTAGATCCAGAAGATATTAACTTGGTATTTCCGTATGATGGACTAGTAAATAATGGCAATAGTGCTCTTAGATTCAAGAAGACAAATGCTTCAGTAGATACTGCTGAAATTTTAGTTTCATCTCCAATATCAACATCAACATGGATTATAAATAAAGTTGATCCATATCTTACTCCTTTTTATATTGACATAACAGATGGTGATCTTACAAATGTTTGTTCTCAGTGTCCAACAACACTTTATTATCATGATGGATTTAATTTAACACCTCAAGCAGGAGATATTATATATATCGATATAATTGGGTCAACTGCTTATAATGGAAACAATGCGTACCACATGGTAGATATTACTACGTGTACTGTTCCAAGTCCAACAAACAAGTCATATGTTTTGGTAGATGAAAATGGATCCGTAAGATCAATAGATACTTGTAACTGCGGTAATACAGCTGTGCCTATAATAACTCAAGGAGACATATATATTACTGTAAATGAACAGATAAATATACCGCTATCAAGCTTAGGAGATCCAACAGAATTTAATTTAGTTGGAACATGTTTTAATTATATATTAAACGGAGGTACAAAATCTAGTTTATTTAGCTATATTGATTGCAATAGTAATCAAAGATATTCAAGTGTTAGCTCAGATATACAAAGATCAATATGTGCATCAAGTATACCTATAGTTATATCTGGTGATGGATCGTTTGAAAACAATGGACCATGTGATGAATATTTAATTAATCCAGGAATGTCTTTAGATTCAAGCGGAACGCTTAACGGAATTGTTCCAGAGATTAAAAACTTTTCATTTTCAGTAACTGCTACTAATTGCTTTGGTACATCTCTTCCAGTTGATATAAATGTATTTGTATCTGAGGCAGGACTAATACCATTTTCTGTTGATATAGAGCAGTATAAGGAGACGTCTTTAGATTGTTGTAGTATAACTCCATCTTTTTCTATATTATACTCAGACGGAAGCAATAATGTTCCTACACTAAGGAATAGAATATACAGAGATCAGAACGCTGAAGAATACTTTAATGGAGGTAACTTCTGGTACTTTATAGATAAGTCTGACTACGTTATTAGGATAGATAATGATGGATATGTTGTTGACTACTCAGTATGTGCTGGTAGTACGACAACTACTAGTACAACAAGTACTACGACAATACCAGTTGTTGGTTTATACTACCATGCTGTATCTTGCATTGACAACAGCACTACAGCTATATTGTTAGACATAACAAGTGCTGCAATATCAAGTGGTGACATAATAAAAACTCAAGATGGTAATTGTTGGGAAATAGACTCGATATCTCCTGGTGGATTCCCATACTTTTATATGGAGAATCCTGTAGTTATATATGCTGACTGCACAACATGCACTGGTACAACTACTACTACCACTAGTACAACTACTACTACACTGCCTCCAATAGCTAGTTTCAATATGGATGATATGACTTCATTTAATAGTGACTATGTTGCTTGTTATATGGGATCAGCTATATCTACTTACTATTTCTTTGGGTTGTACTCAATGCCTCTTATTGGAGATATAGTGTATAAAGATGCTTTATGTACAATACCATTTGATGGTCAGTTTTATTGGTATTATGCCACAGATAGTTTATATAATTACGCCATACAGATAGCAAATACAGGACAGGTATTACATGTAAATCCTTGTAGCATTGTTACAACTACTACTACTACAACCACAATACCAACTTACTACTACGATGCAGAAATATGCAGCAATCCTGGAACGACATACCTAATTAAAGATACAAATTTAGTTGAGTTTGATCCTGGAACAATTGTTAAGTGTGACGATGGTATTTGTTATGAGATATTATCATCAGCAACTCCAGGAACTCCAGATGCCAACATATTATTTTTGTTTGATAATTGTTCAAGTTGCGTTGGTACAACTACTACCACTAGTACAACTACTAGTACAACTACCACTACTACTACAACAACTAGTACAACCACAACTAGGCCAATATTTGCATCACTAATGAATTTTGGATCATCTTCTGAGGTTTGCTCTTCACCAGTTGTAACGTTCTATATTGACGGACCAATTGGAATTCCAGGAAACAACATATATGATAGTATATTTACTACTGATCTTGCTCCAGTAAATTTTTATAAATTAGCAACTGGAAGCATTGCTTACGAGTGGGATGGAATTGAATGGACTGGAACTAGTAAAAATTGTTAATGAATAAAATTAAATTTTTATCAGCTCAACCAGCTATAGATTATTACGCTTGGCAAATTGAGGTGCAAATTATTAACCTCATGTTGACTGGATATGATCCAGAACAAATTAATGTTGTTGCAGGATATCAGGAAAATATACCAGAGTGTTGGTTAAAGTTACAGAAAGTTCACTCAAGAGTTAACTTTTTCTTTTACGAGGACACTCTTGGTGAATGCAAATATCTTCCTGCAATACAGGCACACATACTAAAGAAACACTTCAAAGAAAACCCAGATAATACACCGTACTTTTTTGTTGATGCTGACTTCATATTTACTAGACATCTAGATTTTACACCGTACTTAAATGATGACAAGTGGTATTTCTCAGATACTATCTCATACATAGGTCATGACTATATAGTTAGCAAGGGAGAAGAGGTCTTATATGCCATGTGTGACGTTGTTGGAATATCTAAAGAACTTGTCAAGTCAAACCAAGAGAATAGTGGTGGAGCTCAGAAGCTAATGAAGAACTTGAATCATGAGTATTGGGAGATGGTTGAGAAGTACTCTTTTGAGCTGTATGATGTTATGATGCAGCTACAACACGTTAGAAATGACGGAAGTAATCATGGTATACAGGCATGGACAGCAAGCATGTGGGCCGAGCTGTGGACAGCTTGGAAGTTAGGCATAGAGGTTGTTGTTCCAAAAGAGTTTGACTTCTGTTGGGCTACCTGTAACATTAAAAGATGGGACGAAGTATTTTTCTTTCATAATGCAGGTGTTATGTCAGATAAAGATGGAATGTTTCACAAGGCAAAATATATGGACAAATACCCATTTAATTTTAATGAAATAGTATCGGGTCATAAGTGTTCATACAACTACTATAAGCTATTAAAATCAATAGACAGCTGTTTGGTTTAATTTCATTAAATTTGTACTATGTTTGCACCATTAACTATATCATATTCTGACGATGTTCAAGGATGGACATCATTTTGGACATTCAAGCCAGACTTCATGATATTTGCTTCAAATAATTTTTATACATTCAAGAATGGAAATTTATTTTTGCATAATGACCCATCAGCTACAAGAACTGTATACTATCCAAACACACCATTTTCGAATTCACCATTTTGTTCTGTAAGAACAGTGTTTAACGATGACCCATTGGAGGTTAAATTATTTAAGACACTATCTTTAGAAAGTACATCAGCATGGGATGCATATATATTTACTGATCTTATATCTGGAAATATTGATGAAAGTTGGTTTCAGTTAAAAGAAGGTGGATTCTTTGCACACATAAGAAGAAACCCTAACTTACCTGGAGCTACATTAATAAGCACAAGTCAACTTGACGATTCATTATCAACAAGAATTGTTGGAGTAGGATCAGTATTGAGCACAGGTGCTGGATACATAGAGTTCAGTAGCTTTCCAAGTCAATCATTCAAGATAACAAATATAGCATTTCCAGATCAACTATATGCGTACACTAACGCTGGTGCATTAACTTATGTTGGTGATGTGTCTATTGTTGATAATTCATCAGCAAATCCAAAGATATTTGTTACTGGAGCTGGAGCTGTTGTTCCAAACGTAGGAGACACCATACTGGCTGTTAAAAACTCAACAGCTGAGTCTTATGGAGCTAGGGGATACTACATGGATACAACACTAGTATATAATAGTGGTGCTCCAGTTGAATTATTCTACACAGGCGCTACAGTATTCAAAAGTTTTATGTAAATTTGTGATATGGAAGTCCGATACCTAGTTGAAGACGATTATCATAAGTTATGTGACTGGTGGAAGGATTGGAGATGGCCTGTCATATCGAAAGACTTCTTGCCAGAGAATGGTATAGGAGGGCTTATGGTGTCAAGCAATGGAGTTGATGTATGCGCTGGATTTGTGTACATGACAAACTCAAAGGTTGCTTGGATTGAGTTCATAGTTTCGAACTTCCATTACAGAGAAAAAGACAGAAAGGAGGCCATAGAGTTCTTGATATACTCTCTTTTAGAGATTTGTAAACAAAAGGGTTTACTTTATGCTTTTTCAACGTTAAAGAGTCCATCTCTAGTAAAGATGTACGAAGAGTGCGGATTCCAAAAGGGGTCAGCAAACACAACTGAAATGATAAAGATTTTATAATATGGCAGCAGTAACAGGAACAATAGTAGCTTTAGGTGGTTTGGGTGTATAAGCGAGCAAAACGCATTCAAACAACTACAAGTGCCAACACTTGGTACTCAGTTAGCACAACAGTCTCAAGCACAAAGAGAGGCGCAGGCAGTCAACATGCTTCAAGGAGCAGGAGCTGAGGGTGTTATTGGAGGTGTTGGTCAACTTGCACTTGCAGGAGAGCAAGGAGACCTTCAAAATGCAGCTCAACTTGAAAACTTGAAATTTGAGAGAGACGCAATGCAGGCTCAAGCACAGCAGGGTATTAATCAAAGAAAACAAGATAGAGACTTTAATATTTCATTTGGAGAAAAACAAGACGCTGAAATGAGAAGAGCTCAAGCTGAAGCTAATAGAAACGCAGCAATTGAAGGAGCAGTTGGGTTTGCTGGTAGTGCACTTACATCTGCATCTAAATTAGTTGGTCCATATGGAAAGAAAAATTTAGGTCAAGGCGAACTAGGTAAAACTCAATGGACTCCAGAGCAATTTGCTAAATTTGGAAATGTAGGAAAATCTGGAGGAGTAGGGTTAGGAGAAACAACAGATTTGGACTTTGAATCAATAGGAGGAATGTCCAATCAAAAATTCAAGCAATTTATGAAAGGACTTACTCCAGAACAAAGACAAATGTTATTTAATCAATAATAAATGGCAACAACTAGAAATAATTACGGAACATTCGTGCCAGTTGAAGCAGTTGACTGGGGTAAGGCAATTGGTGGCTTATATAATACCATTGATAAAATAGGTCTTGACAGAGAGCAACAAAGACAAGAATTAGATAAGTTGATGACTGACTCAATATCAGCCATCAATAACTCTGAATTATTTAAAACACAAAGTCTACAGGACTATGTATTGGCTGGAGCAGAGAACGGAAGAAACGTCATAAATGACGCTAATAAGAGGCTAAAGGCAGGACAAATAAAACCAGCTGAGTATAGATCTATTATTAATAACGTAAACTCTTACTGGTCGAACATGTCTAACAGTATGAAGAACTTTGATTCTGTAAACCAAGAGTTACTTCAAAGACAACAACCAGGAGAGGATGGATCTGCACCTGCTGGGTCAGAGTTTGAAGAGTTCTTGCTTCAAAAACATGCAGGTTTATCTGATTTAAGAAACTCTAACTACATGTTCAGTCCAGATAGTGGCGAGGGATACATGGTTAAGATTGATCCAGCTACTGGCCAAACTAAAAAAGTTATGAATAGTTTAGCTATAGCTGACAAGTCAAACATTATGGACCAAAGATATGACTTTGAAAAGGAAATAGTAACTGCTACCAGAGGTATGAAGCAAGCATACACAATGGAGGATGGGACCGTTACAATAAAAGATCCAATGAAAAATCCAGCTGTTGCAAATTCTGTTGTTGCACTAATAACTGGTATGACAAACAACTCAAGAACAACCGCACAGGCACTAGCTAGATATGGAGGTTATGATTTTTATGAAAATGATGAAGACAGAATGCAGATAATTCAGTCAGCAATAAATGAAGAGGAGCAGTCTAGAAGTATTCTAGGTAAAAAGCCTTTGACTGAAAGTGAGAAAGAAAACCTTGCTAAAAATGTTTCTGACAGAATGATAAAAGTTTCACTAGATCAAAACAATAGATACCAACCACAGATTACTCCAGAACAACAGAAGGATGCAGAAGACATTCTGAGAGATTTAATCGTGGCTCAGTTCCCAATGAGCAGAACTGAAGATGAGCCAAGAGCTCCAAGAACAGGTAGGGGAGGCTCTAAAGATACAGTTGACAAGAAAGCGTTAGGTCTTGCTCAAAGAGTTAAGACAGCACTATCAACTGAAGATAAAAATAAAGCCGTAAATTCATTAAATGATATTTTTGGAGGTAAAACAACAAAGGTTATTTGGACTGGAAATAGTTTTGCCATTCAAGAATACGACCCTAAAGGACAAAAAAATAGAAGAGGAGAAGTAACTGGTGGAGCATGGGTCACTAAAATACCAAACATAGGATGGAGTACGTCTGACTTTGGACCAGCACTAGGTTACGGATCTGGTGCGAATTTAGAAAAATGGAGCGAAGCTGTTGAATCTTTAAAATAAAAAATGAAAGATATCTTTTCACAATCATCAGATGCATTGGTAGATGGATCTGCCAATCCACCAGAAGGACTGCCTGATGGTATATATACATATGAAGGCGTTGATGCCTTGTACAAAAAAGAGAACGGCAGATGGTTTAAAAAGATTGGTCAAGCTAACTATGCTCCATTGCAGTCTGGTGATGTTCAAGAGAGGATAAAACTACTTGAAGAGAAGGCCGTAGCAGTTCCGTCCAACAGTATAAAGATGTATTTGAGGCAAAAGAGAGCCCTCTAGTTAAACAGGTTGAGCCAGTAAAAAAAGCTGATGAGTATAAGATAGACGAGAACAATGGAGTTCAGACATGGCAGAAAAAGAAAGAGGTAAAGATTCAAGAAAGAATTGACCCTAAGACTGGACAGCCAATGGGTATGTCGTATGTAAATGTATACGAAGACGTTACCGATCCAAAAAAGGTAGCTGAACTAAACAAGAAGAACGGAACACAGGCATCAACAGATAAGGAGCAACAAATATTTACTGGATATCCAGGTCAAGAAGGAAGTGAATACCGTATTAATGATGACGGACTATGGGAGACAAAGAGACCAGGTTCAAACGAGTTCTTAACTATAGTTAACCCAAAATCTGTTAGCGCATTAAACGCACACTTCAAGCAAAATGCTGAGGTGTTTGATGACAAGAAAGCTGAAGAGATAAAAGAAAAGAACGAGTACATCAATAATTTTAATATTAGATTAAATAATATTAATAAAGACCTTATAGGTGGAAGCGAGGAAAATGCTGTTGAAACATTAAGTAAATTATTTCCAGAGTTTAAGTTTGAAAAGACTGGAATAATGACCGACAACATTAAAGTGTCTAAGATAAATAATGGTGTTACTGTTGCTAGTGATGAGATTTCTTTAGATAATTTCTTTGATAATGCAGATAAGCAAAATGCTAAAGTACTAAAGGACTGGTTAAGAACTAATGTTATATCAGACTTAAACAATTCTTACAAGGCGTACAACGAGGCTGTGGCTGGTGTAGAGAAAAGAATATCTGAAACAATATACGGTCAAGATCCTGAGATATCAAAGGTAGTATCTGACGCAACATCTTTAGATAAAACAATACTAAACGAGCAGATCAGAAGAGATGTATCTGGCCTATCGTCTGTGTTCTTTCCAGAAGAAACAAAAAAAGCTAAAGAAGCTGGAGAACAACTAACAAAGGACTATGCTAAGGTAGTAAGAGACACGTATGCCAGAGTAAAGGACAAGTCAAAAGAAGAGCAGGCAACTGCGTTCATGGCTATTAAGACTGACGACATTATAATCAATGCCGCAAACAATTACTCTAATGAGGTTAAGGACAACTACAATACGTTTGTATCTCAACAAAAAAACTTCAATCAATACGTAAATGACATAAACGCTAAACTTAAGTCTGGAGAAATATCGCAAGAGGAATACGACAACAACTACAGACAGAAAATTAAGGATGGTGCTGCTGACTTAGAGATGAAAGGAGAAAAGGTAAAGGGAGACCTTACCTCATTAAACTATTACGTAAAGGGTTCAGAGAAGGCTATTGCTTCTAACCTTATGATAAAGGAGATGACTGGAACGACTGCTGGTGCATTTGGCAGAAGTATAGTTGACGGAGCTATGTCTGTTCCAACTTTTATAGCTGGAATGAACAAGGAGCAGAGAACAGAATTTGTTAACTCTATCGTTGGTGTTGGAACTACAGAGCAGTACATGCAGTCAAAAGATAGATCTATTCTAACTACCGCAGCACTATCAATTGTTAAGTCAATTTCTGCAATGACAGTAGGTAAAGCCCTTGGTTCATTGACAGGTGTTCCAGGAGCAGCAGAAGTAGGTTCATACATATCATTATATGCAATGGGGTATAATGAGATGAGAGACAGTCTAGATGGAATCGGTGACATATCATCAGAAGATAAGGTATTAATGTCATCGCTATATGCACTAGTTGGTGCTGGCCTTGAGAACTACGGATTAAGTTATTTAACACAAAAGACTGTAGCTAAAAGAGCTGCATCAAGCTGGATACTAAAGAATGCATTTTCTCAGCTATCAAAGAATGCTAGCAAAGAAATGATCGAGGCACAGATCATGAACAGTACAAAGCTATATGCAACCAGAGCTGCCATAACAACAGCAGGCAGTTCTGCTGTAGAAGCTGGAGTAGAGATGTCACAGGCTGCTGCTCAAAAATTAGTTCAAGAAGCTTACGATCAAATAAAAGGAACTGAATACTTTAATAATGAATCGGCTTGGAAGATAGCTGGAGATATTTTATATGAAGGTGAAATAGGTCTATTAGGTGCTGGTATGGTAGAGTCTGCTCAACAATCTGTAGACGTACTATCTCGTGGAGTAAACGCACTAAAAAATAACGATCAGATAAAGCTATTAATTACATCTGCTAACGTTGAAGGAATTGACAATGCACTACTTACAAACTTAAAGGCAAGTATGCTTAGTGGCAAAATGTCAAAGGGCGAGGCGAAAGAAATTGTAGAGTCATTCAAAGAGATAAAAGGAAAAATAAACTCTATGCCAGAGGATATGTCTATTGACAATAAGTCTGTGGCACTAGATCTAATGATAGAGAGAGACAATCTAAATAAAAAGATTGAGGGTAAGGATCCTTTCCTTGTTGTAAAGGAGAAGGAGAGAATAGGTCAGATTAATGAACAACTTAAAAATTTAGGAAATGCCGTACAAGAGCCAAGCACAGAGGGCGTTCTTCAACGCGAACAGGAAGGAGTTACAGAAGCAGGGGGTGAACGTGGAGGAGTGGAACCAATCGTCCAAGGGGAAGAAGTTACCAAAGAAGGTGAAGCCACCCAAAAAGAAGTAGTTCCAGGAGCTACTGCAAAGATTGCTGACGTAGACATCGTATATCCAACAGAACCACAGGCAGAAGAGAGAAAAGCGTTTAGATCTACCAGTGAGTACGTTGAGAACGCATCTAAAGAACTTCCAGTTGAAGACGTAGAGACGTTGACAAAAGAACTTGACGGTGATTTCGGTTTACTTACCGCTGAAAACCCAATGGCCCAACCTCTTACCGAGGAAGAAAACAAACAGCTAAACCAAAAGGCTGAGGAGTGGCTTACTGGAAGAGGATACAATCCAAGACGTGTAACTGGAAAGTATGGACAGGCAGAGAACTCTTTCTTTGTTCCTAACCTAACAAGACAGGATGCCATTGACTTTGCTAAACAGTTCAACCAAGAGGCTGTCGCACACTCTGACGGATTGGTGTACCAGGACGGTTCAATGAATCCAAGGGTAAAGGCTGACGACAATCTAAGCTTTACTGAGAGCTATAGTCCAGACTCTGACTTTGTTTCTGTAGTGAATACAAAGGATGGCCTAAAGACATTCTCTATTGGATACAACTTTGACCAGAAGGTAATGCCAGAGCAACAGGCTGCTACTCAAAAACCAATGACTGGAACTGTTGTTTATGGAACAAGTAAAGAGATAGACGAGATATCTTCTAGGATACCAGAAAAAAGAATGTCTAAGATAATATCAAATGCAGCAAAGTCTATATCAAAGATAATACCTAACACCAAAATAATAGTTCATGATACAGACGAATCATTTTCAAGTGCTACTGGTGTTAATGACTCGGCTGGATTTTATAGCAATAATGAGATACACATAAACTTAAACAAGGCAAACTCAAGAACAGTTGCTCACGAGGTGTTTCATGCTTTGTTGCTTAACTCAGTAAAAACAGACGAACGTGCCGCAGTTGTAACTAAAAAAATGATTGATGCGGTTTCGCCTAAATTAGCAAAGAATCCAACCATAAAAAAATACTTAGATGATTTTGCTAGTAATTACGAAGAAAATATAAAGGATGAGGAGAAGTTGGCCGAACTAGTTGGAAAACTAGCAGAGCAGTACAACTCGTTCCCAACATCACTAAAAGATATAATAAAAAGATGGTTAGATAGTTTAGCTAAGATCGTAGGAATAAATCAAATAAACAATAACGAAGTTTATGATGTATTAAATACTATAGCTAAAAAAACAACCACAGGAAATGAGATAACAGAATCTGACTTAAATATAATAAAGTCTATTGATGATGGAAGTCTTTTTGATAATGAATATGTACATACTAACGGTGTTGTTGTAGACAAACCTTCAGGAAGAAAGTCTATAACAACTAACACAGTAATAAAAGAGTCTGATATAATAGATCAAAAAACTTTAGAAGGTAAACCATTAGAGGTATTTTATTATGACAACTTTACAAGTTCACCATATAAAGTAAAAAATAGAGTTTCTGGAACTGAAGTAGAAAGACAAGGAGAGGGGGGACCAGGTTATTCATATAGAGAAGAAATCAAGAAAGCTGGAATAATAGCTGCATTTACTACAGTAACAAAAGTATTAAATATAATAGATGGCATCAGATCAAGAAATGAAATAGCTGGACAACCAGCAGTTATTGGAGTTACACTTCAAAATAAAGAAACTGGACACTTAGGAAATAAAACAACAGCAAGAGACTTTTATGATCCTAAAGATGGTGCTATAGTAACGGCAATAAATGATGGTATTATTACAGAAGAAGATGCCGTTAAGATGTTAAAAGGTGCTGTATCGTCTTACGAATCAACAAAAAAAGGTAAGGATCCTAAGTCATCATTAGGATTTAGTTCAAATGATTTTAATTCAATAAGTGAATTCTTTGATAAGATATACTCTATATCTTTTGAAAGAAGAGGCACATTTAACTCAATAATAATACCATCAAAATCAGATTTAAAAATTAATAAGTCAACAAAGCCATATATAATAAAATGGCTAGATTCTGGAATTCCAACACTTAATGATTACTACGAGGAAACTTCAGAGTCATATACAAAAAATGCTGAACCACATGACATAGTAAAGTACTTAAGTCCTAACTTAGATAAAATAGGAATAAGTAGTTCAGTTGAAGTATCTGATGCTGAATTATCTAGGGCAAAAAAGATGGGAATTGAAATAGTTACCATTGATGATAATTTATCTCATACGTCATATCCAGTTGCTCTATTTGGTGAAAACATTGGTATACCTTCAAAGTTTAACTCTGTAAGAGAAATGGCTAATGACTGGGATGTACCTAATCCATTCTTTAAAGCTGGAAGAAGATCAAATAAGGCTACTCCAGTTATAGTTGGTAAGTTAGGTGATACTAGTAGAACTCCTTCTCCTAGAAAACAGAAAGTACTTACAGAAAGTGTAGAGAAAAGACTTACTGAAGATGGAAATGGTAACTACGTATTCCATCACTACTCAAGCTCAAAGAGAGACTCAATAAAACCAACTACTGGTGACGGTAGCTTTATGGTTTCTAAGGAAGAAGCATCTGCACTAGCTAGTGTAAACGGTGTTGCACAGTACTACGCAATGGCTGATCAAAAAGAACAGGGGACTGGTAATGTTCAGCATACAGTACTTGTTCCTATGGATGAGGTATACTACCTACAAGAAGACAAGTTAAACCTATACGATAAGGCAAAAGAAGAGTTCCAAAAGGCTAGACCAGGACAGGCTTTTAATCCTAACTATCAAGCTGCATGGATTGGAAAGGTAGCCAACGACATGGGATATAAGATGCTCGTTAGCGAGTGGAGAAATGGAGAACTTAGAGCTCAAACAACACTAGAGTTAAAGCCAGAGGCCAATAATATAGAGATGAAACCTAGAGAAAAGGTGACGTTTAATGTTGGTGACAAGGTAAATGTATTTGGTGACGATGCTGTTGTGACAGAAGTGAACGGTGATATCGTATCCTACAAGGGAGACAGATCATCAGGATCTATTAATGTAGTTCGAAGCAAGCAGTCAATAAAAAAGATAACATCTGCTAGATTTCAGAAACAATCTAAAGACGAGGCATTCCAAGATGCCAAGGATATACACGAGAAGTCATTCAAAAGATTTAAGGACGATAAAAGAGCAATAGCAAACGCTGTAAATAATCTTGAGAAGTCAAAGTGGTACAGAGATGCTGACGATATGCAGAGAGAAGAGGCCGTAAGAGAAATAAGAAAGTTCTTCGGAGAAAAACTAAAGGCTGGCTGCCGCAATTCGCGACCAGGTAAGACTACAGGCACGATCATCTAGAGAGACAGCCAAGAACATTAACGACAGACGTAAGGCTCTTGGAGTGGCTATAAAAGACGTTGTAAAGGAATACAAAGGAAAGATTACAGAGAGACAGCTGAACGCTATCAACAGAAAGATTGCAAACGTTAATCTATTTAACCAAGAGATGGTTGAGAGAGTGATAGACTACGTGAACAAGGTGATGAACAATGCTGAGTATGCTACAAAAGTGAACAACGCATTTGCCGAAAGACGTGCCATCAGACGAATGATGAAGTCTGGAAATATGGCAGAGACTGTTGCTGTTGCAAAGGAGTTTACTCAGATTGATCCGTCAATGGTTGATGACATAGACACATACCTAGAGATGGCTAAAACAATAAGAGGAGCCGTTAAGTCATCAAAACGTGTTAAAGACTCTGTGTCACTAAAAGAAATAGTAAACTTTGGAGAGGCATACGAGTACATCAATCCTATCCTTAAGGCTCAAGAAGAGTCCATGAAGAATATGCTATTGGCTGAGTACAACGATCTTGCTGAAGCTGGAGTTATCTCTAAGGATATGACTCTAAAGGATATCAATAATATAATAAAAAATATTAGAGCAGCAAAAGACGAAGATGTAACAGCAGAGCAAGAAGAAACGGCAAGAGAATTCTTAAAGCAAAGACTTGAGTCAATTAAGTCAATCATCTCAATGGTTGCTAAGGGATACAACCCACTTACTGGTGAGGTCATGGAGATTAGTGACCGAAACAAACAGATGATTGCAAAGGTTGTTAAGTCAGACATGAACAACATGTCTACAAAACAACTGATCGAAATGGTTGACTCTCTGTCTAACTTTGTAGAGAACGGAGCTGTAAGCGGAATAGAGGCTGCATACGAAACATATATTGGAGAAGAGAACGCAGCATCTCTTGAGAGAGAAGGTGTTGTTGCTAAAACTGTTAAGCTATACGCTAGCAAAAAAATAGGCGGTATCCAAGCATTTTCTTTTATGTCTCTACCAGAACTATTTAATAGAATGTTTGGTGGTGTACAGAATGGCATAAAGGTAATGACAAAGATGGGATTCTCTGATATTATACTAGGTGCAAATAAAGCTAAAAAACTAGCAGAACAAATTCAAAAAAGATACGTTGATAAATTTGGTGATGTAAAAGGATTCTTTGATAATGAAAACATATACGAGAGGGGAGCTCTAGCATTTTTAACTAGAAATGTAATAGGAAGTGAGGCTGAAATTAAGTCAGAATTTAACAGACGTGTTGACTGGTTATTTGAAAGCTTTGAAAGATTGAAAAGCGGAACAGCTGAGGAGCAAAAGATGGCTGTTGTATATGGTGAGATTATAGATAAGCTAGATATTAAATCTAGAGATTTAGAAAAGATATACTCAAACGCAGACAAGACAAATGTAGAGGCTGTAAACTGGTGGGTAGAAGAATGGTCCAAGCACTACTCTGATTTATCTGATGTATCTAGATCCGTTTATAATGCAATACTTGGAAAAGATACTGGGTATACTCCAGACAGACTTAAGATGACTTCAAAAGAATCTTCAGACAAAACTACAAGTAAAGATTTAATGGATTTGATGGAGAGAAACTCATCATTTTTAATTAATACCGATGCCATTACCAATACCAATGAGTCTGGAGTTATGATAGCTTCTATTAGACCAGAAGTGAAAAATACAAAAGGAAGATACGTAAGTCTAGACTTTGAAATAAACAACATAGACTCACTTACTGGAGCACTTGTAGATATAAACACTGCTGGAGCAATTAGAAGACTAGATTCATTTATGAAGTCTAAATCATTTGATAAAATTATACCAAATTCTGATGATCAAATAAGAATAAAAAAACGAATTAACAGGTACGTTAGAAGAATAAAAAATAAAATGCCTGCATCTAGTGATTCTATTCGTGATTTTAATAAAATTATAGATACAGCTGCATCATTAGGTGCATCAATAGGTCTTGGTGGAGCATTTCAAATAGTAAAACAAACAGTATCTGTTGCTATGAGTACTGCGCTACAGACAGGAGGTAACTTTAATATATATGCTGGAAAATCATTTAATGATTGGCTAGACACAACAGGTGCTACAGTTGCCAACAGAGGTCAAGAATCAATTTCAGCTATTGAAAGTGCAAACAAAAAAATACAATCATTTAGTGGAAACTTTGATAGAACACTTAAGGCGGTAAGCAAAGCAACTCAATGGCAGTTAAAATTGGTTTTATCTAGGCCAGACGTATTTGTAGCAAGGGCAGCATTTAAGTCTTATTATGAGCAGTTCCTTAAAAACAACGGATACGATGTTTCTAAAATAAATTGGGACACGTGGGCAGATACAATTAAGAGAGAAGGAATAGAAGAATTAAATAAAGAGGCCGTAGTTTATGCTGATACAATGGTGTCAAGACAGCAAAACGTATCTGACGAAAGATTAGCAGGAGAGGCTCTGGCTAGTGAAAATGATTGGGTAAAATTATCTAGAAAAGTATTGCTACCATTTGCATCTTTCAGTATAAACCAAAGAGCTAGACTTATAAATGATTTAATAACTATAAAAAACAACTTGTTTAACAAGACAGCATCAAAAGAAGATGTATCTATTGCGTGGAAGTCTTTATTTGGTACACTAGTTGAACAAGCTACCTTTCAAGCAATAAACTATTCAATTGGAATGTTATTGTATTCTGCTGCACAGGGAATAGCTGGGCATGATGACGATGAAGAAGAGTGGGAAAAAAGAAAAAAGAGAGCTACTCAGTATCCACTAAGATCACTAGCGGCTGATATTACATCACCAACTCCTTTGGTTGATGACTTGTTTATTGATTTCTATGATTTGATTTTATCAAACATGGCAGCACCAAGCGAAAGCGAAATAAATAAAGCCATAAATGATGAGAAAAAATTAAGAGAAGAGTTAGGAAAAGATTTTTCTGATTCTCAAATAAAAACTTTTAGAGAAAAATATATAGAAGACAATACGTATCAACTGTCTCCAAATTATATAAATACTGAAGATGGAAAGTGGGGTATGTTGTCAATTGCTTCAGATCAAGTAATGAGATTATCTGAAAACTCTGAGATGGCCACAAAAGGAACATTTACATCTGATTATCAAGGTAAAGAGACAACAAAATACCTTACCGATAAAGATAGAAGAATTGCTCAAGGAGTATTTTATATGTTAGATGTTCCATACACAACTGGTGCTGGCTTTAAAGAGATGGGTCAAGTTGCTAACAAGACATACTCAATCATAAAGAAGAGAGCACTTACAGAAAATCAGTATGAGACTTACAAGCAGTTTAAGAAAGACTTCAAGAGAGAACCTCAAGAATGGGAAATAAATCTTATCAAGTCAACAAAGTCAGACAATAAAGCTCTTGGAGAGCTTGACTTTATAAAAGAACAGGGTGGATTAAGTCCAAAACAAGGTGTAGAATATCTTAATGTGTTTAAAAAGATTGGTCCACTAAATCCAGAGGAGTACAGAATGATAATCAACGGTAAGAAAGCAGACCAAGTAATTAAGTCAGTACTAAAATAAGTGAGTCAGTCTAGCAACCTGTCCGTTTAACGGATGGTGTATGAATGCCTCTACAGCCTTTGGAGCGTGCTGGTATCCATTTCTGTGATGCCAGCTGTCAGTGCCAGATGGTGATCTTAAAGTCTCAACGTTTACAGACATGTAGTCCTTTGATGTCTTGTGGTGGATGTGATGTCCGTATATGTATCTATGGCTACACTTGTGCCACTTGTCAGAAGCCTCGTGAGCCATAAGTAGTGGTAGGTCTTGAACCTTAGCTCCGTCCATGTGAGTTGAACCGATTAGGTTCTTACCATAAACGGTGTACTTCCTGTGCTTCATGTCATTATCAAAACTTACATTGTCGCACTCGCTAAACCACGCCTCAACACACTGCAACAACATGAACCCAGACATGAAGTCGTGGTTACTTGGGTTGAATACCACGTGAACGTCAGCTATAGTCATAAGCGACTCAATAACATCAATCAATAGCCTCTTTGCCATTATAAAGTTGTCGTACCACATTCCGTCAGTGTCCTGCGGTGTACCAGACGTTGTCTGTCTTCTTGGATTGTCTATGTGTAGTATGTCGTTGCCAGCTATAAATATCACCTTGTCGATATTGTATCCAGATGCTCTACTGATTATACCACTCATTCCGTCCATAACTCTTTGAACAGCAATCTGTTGGTTGTAGTCTTCTCCAGTCTCAAATGCAGATGAAAGCTTTCCGATGTGAACGTCAGCTGGATCAAACACCAAGCAGTGTGGATCCTTTAGCTTGTCTCTTTTTAGTTTCTTGTACGATGGAGCCCAACTCTTTATCTCAGCTATAAGCTCAGTCTTGAACTCTTCTAAATTAACATCAGAAGACTCACCCTTAACGTTAATACTGAAGTGCTGACCCTTGTGCCAGTAGTGTTTTACGTCTTCAACTGGAATTCCTACTCTTTCACACTCATCATAGATAGCTTTATTATTTTCGTATCTGCTAACAACTCTGCGCACAGAACTTCTGTTCATTTCACTGTTATCACCAAAAACTCTTCTAGCTATTTCTGTTTTGTTTGTTATACCAGACCTATAAAGGTCCAATATCTCCTGGGTTTGATTCGTGACTTTTTTTGACATCCTTTAAAATTTTGATTAAAATATCGATTGTTTTATTTAATTCGTCTATGTCATTATCAACCAACGACTCGTATATAGTGTCAGTCAAGTCGTTGATGTCAGCCATCAGCACATTAATGTAAGTTAGTTTACTCATCTTTTTTTATAACAACAAGACAAAGATAACATTTTATCTATAGCTCCGCAATCCAATTGTGAAAAATTGTTCCCATATTTATAACTTCGTTATAAAATTCACCCACTTCTTTATCATTTTCACTCTCCATCTTCTCGTATATCTGATTTCCAAGCTTATATACCTCATCTACAAAGTCATTACCAGACTTCTTAATTTGTTTTTTGTACAGCTTAGGAAAGTCATCCTTCACGTCTTCCATGAAGTCCATCATGATTGGCAAAATACCTACCAAGCACGCCAGTTTTTTCTCTTTCGAGATAGATTTGTTGTTCGTCATAGCTTAAATCATTAAAGTTAAAATTGAAATTTTGATTAATTAGTTCCTCCTCAGTGAAGTATGTATCGTTTTTGTGTCCTAATATGTTACTTGTTATTTTATTAGAACCAAACAACATACTTAACGTATAGTTCTGAACACCTAGTTTTTTTAGTATGTCATTGACGTGTACTCCATCAATTAACATCTTCATGATTTGAACCTTGTTGTCGTAGACATATAGGTTCTTGTCATGCGAATTCTTGTACCGAAGATTTAATTCCATGTTCATTTAGTTCTTTCATTCTGTATACCTGCAAAGGACTAGGCTTCTTTCCTGGTCGCTTTACCTCTATAAATTCAACGTTTGAGTCTTTTGGAATGGCGATTAGATCTGGAATCCCAGGCTTGTTAGTCTGTACAAGTTTAATGACATAGTATCCCTGTGCCTCAAGCTTCTTTATTATCTTCGCCTGTATCTGTTGTTCTGTCATTGAAGTTACAATAGTACTTGCTAAGGTACTTAGTTACCTTCTCAAGATTGGCAAATCTAACAAAATTTAATTCAGAATCCAAGACTTTTATTTTTTTTATCACAATAACACCATCATTGTACTCGTAATCACATATCTCTAGTACCTGTTGATCTGGTGTCTCTAGATCAAACGTGTCAACCAACAGCTTGATCATCGGATCGTTTATCATCTTCATACTATTCTAATTATTAATGACTTGTTAAACCATCCAATAACTAGCATTCCTTCTCCTTGAACTTTGCTGTAAGCAATCACTGGCAGCAAAAAAAACATTTTATCTTCCATAATCTTTTTTAAAAATATTTAACGTATAACTCTTCTTTGATTTGACAGCCTTGTAGATCTTGTCCTCTATGCTGCCATCTGTGAATATCCAGTACACCTTGTTGTATAGCCTGTCCATTGTTGTCATCCTGTCTCTGGCCTGCCAGTAGCTAACAGCACTGAAGTCAATGCTGTAAAAAACTAGGTAGTCAGCATTTTTTAATGATATACCCTCACGACCAGACACAATTTGCAATGCAATAACCTTAAACTTACCAGTGTTAAAATCATCCAACTCTGTAGTCATGTCATCTCCGTACACCTGCTTGAGCGCGTTTAACTCCTCCTTGAACTTGTAGAACACACCTATCTTTGAGGTCGCAAATTGCGACTTCAAGAACTCAGCCTTAAAGGTTGACAGAATCATTGACTTGCCACTCTCAAACTTAATAGTTCCACCTGCAAGTTGGTGCATTTTTTGCATCAACTTAGCTGGAGTGTCCGCAAGTATCACCTCGTCCTTACCCTCAACTACAAGGTCTCTCTCTAGCTTCTTAGATATGTTCTTTATAACATCTGGCATGTCAACGTATAGTATCTCCTCTTCAATCTCAGTAGAAAATCCTGCCTGCCTCTGCGTGTACGTTATCATGTACGGCGACACTACAGACATTATCTCTTTCTCTCGTCCTCTTGAGTAGTCGTTAACCATTAGCCCGTTAATCTTTCGCTGGAACTTGTCAACGTACATGTCGGACCATCTATAGAAGTTAGCGAACTCCTTGAACATGTTATACGGGTGCACCCAAAACTGGTGGTATATCTGAGAGTACGACTCTGGGGTTATAGTACCACTAAGTAGTATCACCTTTGGAAACTGGCAATCAATCACCATCTTTCTTACCTGTTTGGCTCTTAGGCTAGGCTTAGGAAATGCGCTCATGGTGTGTGACTCGTCACATATAATCACGTCAAAGTCCTTTCGGTCTATCTTGTGTATGCTCTCATAGTTAGTAATAACTATATCATGGCCAGGAAGTATCTTATCAGCATCAGACTGAATGGATGATATCGCCTTCTTCTTTGTGAGAAACAATATAGAGGTAAACCCTAAAACTCTACATATATCCAAAGAGGTGAAGGTCTTACCAAGCCTAACTTCCATGGCCAGACATAGTATATAACTCTTGCTCAATATATCTACACCTTTCTTAGATATATCGATCTGATAGTCACGCAGTTGCATTCGTCAGTAGTAAAATGCAGTCATCAAGCTCCATCTGTACGTCAATGTAGTGGTGGCCGTAGAACCTACGTTTACCCTCACGAAGAACCATGATGCTGTATATTGGCCTATACCTCAACAACGTCCTGTCCATTGTCTCTATAAACCTAATGGTCATCTTAAGATCGTCAATCTTATTTGTTATTGAGTCATAATCCCTGTGATTATTGAACGTTACCTTTAGAAGCAACTCATAGAAGTCTAAACGACTCTTTAAAAGCGATTTACTTAGTTCCATAATTAAAAATTTAATTCAGTTTGATCTTCAAATTTAATAAACTCAACAGTCTTACCATGTGCGTTCCTGTATATCTTTGGCTTCTCACCAAACTTGTACTCTCCAAGAACCTCTATCCATCGGTAGAACCTGTTGTGTGACAACTTAAACCTTCCGTAAGGCCCGTAGTCTGGGTACTCCTCAGTGAACTTGTTGTACATCGTTTGCCCAGGACTTGCGCTTCCTATCTTGATGTAGTCGTTATCATTTGACGTAGCCCACTCCCAAAAGTCAGCAGATGTCTCAGCGATGAACTTACGTGTCTTAAGGTTCATGAAGTCACAACGTATAAGACCTTTAGATAGGTAAAGCTGAAGGTTGGATATCATGTAGTTGTCAAACCTTGACCACTCGCTACCACCCCAACCTGCAAACAACATGTGTCCAAACTCAGTCTCTGGAGTAAACATCTTGGAGTAGTACTGCTTGAACTCTAGGTCCCACTTCCTTCTCTCAAAGCTGTTACCAGCACCCTTGATGGCATAGTTTGTCGTGATGACAATCTTTGGTGAACTCTCGAACGGAATGTGTATCTCATCCTTGTTCTTCTTCTCAAGAGTTATACCCTCAGTGATAACCGAGAACAACCTCTCGAAGTCAAAGTTCTTACTAACGTCATCAAAGACAAGCGTCTGAGTGTCTACCTGCACACGTTGGTACGGGAATGACTTCTGGAAGCTGAACCCCTTTCCGTCAATAATAACCATCTTCTTTATAAACGATATCGACTTGACGAAGATCCCTTTCCCCGTACCACCTTCAGGATTGTCGCTAATAACCTCGTCATTAAGTATGACAGCAGGGCAGTAGCTAGCAGGCTTGTAACTATGCAAAAGGTAACCAATAGTTGACTCCATCGACTGAAGTCGGCTCGAATTGTTTCCAGAAATGTTTTTAACGAATCTCTTAAATTCACAATCATCAGTATTTAATTTATTAAAGTCTCTATCTATCTTTTGTTTCTCCCACACGTAACCACCTAGGTCCTTGTAGTCTATCATATCAATGTTGTCCTTTGTCACACGAACAGCGCAGTTACGATAGTACAGGTACGCCTCGTTGATGGTATCAACCATGAAGTACGGCTCTACCTTGGCTACATAGTTTAGGAATGCCTCTTGGAAGAACTTCGTGTTGATCGCAAAGAAGTTGTACACCGACATGTCGTTAATACCCATCAGATAGTCAAGCACAAAGTCCTTGATCATGTCCTCGTTTGTGTCGCTAATGATGTTGTCAACTATCCGTACAAACACAAAGTTATTCGATCCGTTAGGGTAGTACTTGTAGAATCCGTTACCCTTTAGGTAGTCCCTAAACAGGTGAGGCACTAGATCAATCTTACCCTTGCTACTCTTGGACCAGAACGTGTTGTACTCCTCAGTCTCAACCATCTCGTTGATGATGTTCTCGTCAATGTCGGTAAAGTTCTGCTTTATCTCCTTAACTGGAACACCTCTAAGTATGTCGTTCTTAATATTGGTCGTCTTGTCAACGTCCTCGTAGAACTTAGTGGCGTGCTCGTGAACGTTCTTGTATGCAGACCAAACAATCGTGCTAATCTCAGAGGCCATGTCACCATCGTCATAAGACATTAGTACATCAATAGCCTCATCCTTAGATATTCCGTACTGGTTGAGTGCTGATGCAAATATGAACAGGTTATTGTTTCGCTGTCCCTTGACCATGCCATGCTTCTTGTTCCACCACAAAGACAATCGTCTAACAACCTCATTGGAGTCGTTAATGATTATCTTCGGCCTTGGCTTAACAAAGTCATCGCTGTTGTCCATTTCTACCCACGTCTCAGACAGCTCGTTAATGAATATGTCAGGGTCGTAGCTCTCGTAACACACACGTGATATGTTCTTGCAAGACTTGTCAAACTCATCGCAGTTGTAGTACTTCTGCAATGCAACAAAGTACTTCTTGTGGTTGGACGCATCCTTTGGAATTCTAACAAGAACCTTCAGTCCATCACCAGATGGTGACGTGAACACAGAGTACGAGTACTTGTCGTTGCACAGGTCTTGTCTCATCTGATACAACGACTGATCGTCCTTGAACCCGTCAAAGTCTATGCATATCAGTCCGCTGTGCTCGATGATAGCATTGTCAGCACGTCTAGAGAACTGACCAGAAAATAAAATTGAAGGAAGACCTTTCTTTAGGTTGTTACGTTGCTCCTTGTCCTCGGCAGAACGTATCATCTCAACTAGGTCCTTTGATACACCATCTCTAATTCTATCTAATGCAACTAGTACGTCTACGTGGTAAGGCTTGTCAGTTTCATTGATTGATTTAAAGTAGGTTATCATAGCATTGATTTTAATTTTTGTAAATAAATTACTGCGTCCATCAACTCCTCCTGCAAGTGGGTCATCCACTGCTCGGTAGACAGATCATTTCGGTCCATTGTTGTGTTATACTTCTTGATTCCTACGGCTGATCTGTGCCGCATTTTAGAGACCACAGCCTCTACTACACTGTCAACTTTGATGTCGGCGGTGGACGTTGATTTCCATTCCATATGTTTGAGTTTAATTTTACTTAATAAAGCACACACTACCCATGCGCATGTGTGCAGAGTTTTTACCTGCATGGCGGCTAACCACAGAACCCTAACTGTAACTATGTGTGATCCCGTTTGGATTCGAACCAAAGACCTACTGCTTAGAAGGCAGTTGCTCTATCCAGCTGAGCTACGGGACCAAAAACTATTTATTTAGTTTTATCTGATGATCGTCTAGTATCTCGTGGAACTTATCTCTAATTTTTTCTACCATCTTCCACTCCTCATCACTAAGTTCTTCATACTTCCATAGTGTTCTTAACTCTTGAGAGATGTCCCATAGAGCTGAGTACATCTTGCCACCATGCACAGCAAAGTCAAACTCTATCTGGTCTTCTGGCATATTGAATTCAAGTGTTGCTTTCATATTATTCTGATTTAAAGGTTAATAACTATCCCATTTATTTTTTCTTCGTTGTTTTTTAATTATTTTATTCCAGTATTCCTCATATGTTAATCTTATTTTTTTATTGCACTTAAGGCAATCTGTTGAATGCACATACATAAAACGATGATTACAATGAATATACTTTCTCCAAAACCTTATGAATTCTTTAAACATCTTATTCTGATTTAAAGGTTTCTAATAAGTCTATTGTTCTTTCAGCACCATCATATTTAGACTTTGCATGTAACATCTCCCCATTTATATTTATATTTTTGTCAGGATATGTTGCTACAAATTCTGCAAAACTACACATTTGTTCCTTCTCCATTTCTATAGCTTTATCCCAACAATCAGAGTTGTAATTAAATTCTTCTTCACTATATGGTTCTGAATTTAAGTTTTCTAATAGCCACTCTACTGCTGTTTGTTTCATCTTATTCTGATTTAAAGGTTTCGTTGTAGTATTGTTCGGCATTCAATTCGTAATAATCCTTTGGTAATGGATCGGGCAAGTCATCTAAATACCCCGTTAAAAATGCATCTATTATCTGCTCTTTCTCCATTGCTTTGGCTTGGTCAATATCCCCCTTTGTAAACTTACCAAGTCTATCAAAAAGTCGTTGTTCCAACCACTCTACTGCTGTTTGTTTCATATAAAGGATGTTTTTATAGGTTTTTGTTCTTTTTATGACCAGTTATGCTGTTTGTTTCATAACTTATAGGTTTAAAATTTGTCAAGTTTTTTAAGCTCATAGGTTGACATCACAAATTGTGATCTCTAGCGTCAAAGTCTTTTGGAACGTCATTGAAGTTAGGTATCCGTATACCCATTGCGTCCTGTAGCGTGCCCATTATCGAGTCAGCCGTTGCTCCCCAGTACATCTCACAAGAGAACCCACCATCGTTGATGTGGTATGGTGGGTCAAGGAAGTATGCCTGTCTAAATTTATTTGCTGGTGCTGTAAACCTTCTACAGCTCTCCTTCATCGGGCAGTCAAAGCCACCGCACTTAGTTATATCGCTCATTTTATTTTAAATTTAATTGTTTCTACGTTGCCATTGTCAAACATTCGCACCTTGTATCGTCCACTCTTTATGTCGTGGAAGTATATCGTGGTAGCTCCATCAAGAGATATCTTTGGCATGTACGTCTCGTTGTATCTTAGTACCATCAGTGAGTCATACCTGCTGTCTAGCTTCATTGAGTATGCGTCACACTTTGATGCTGTCTTGCATGACAACGCAATAACAGGAATTAGTAACAATAATTTTTTCATTTTGGTTAAATTAAAGTGGGTAGCGTGACTACCCACCTTGGTTAGTAGTAGATTAAAACGGTAGAGAATCGTCCTCTTTTGTTGCCTTTGGAGGTGTGATCTCTCCAATCGCCTCAATTCGCCATGCCTCAATGTTATTGAAGTACTTGCCGTTGTACTCTCGTCCTCGAATTCTAAACGATACCTCAACCTCTTGTCCCTCAACAAACTTGTCCAAAACGTCAACGTTCTTCTGCGTTAACTGGAACAAGATGTCCTGTGGATACTGATCGTGTGGCTCGTTCAATACGAACTCTCTCTTTGTGAACTTCTCGCTCACCTGTACTGCTGGGTTTATAACCTTTAAAACCCCTTTCATTTTAAAATCACTCATTTGTTTTTATTGTTTAGGTAATTAAAATACATTATTGCATAACTCTCAGCCTTCATTAGTTGGCCGTCCATCCAGCTGATGTCATCGTCCGTCAGCTCTACTTTCACAATCGTCACTCTTAGCTCATCAGCTAAGTCGTCCATGTAGTGAAGGTTGTCTGACTCGTTGTCTGGAATCAACTCCTCTGGTGTGTTACTAAGTACGTACGCCACCTCGCCATCTGTCCACTTCTTTCCAGTAGTCTTGGTCAGCATGTACAGGTAGTGCTTGACCTGCCAGTCATACCCTGCCTCCTTAACCTTCTTCTCAGCCTTCTTCAATGTCTTTGGCATTGTCTTCTTAGACCATGGACTCTTGATGTCGATAACCTTCATCATCTCAACGTCAACAATGTCTGGATGACCTACAGATATGCCATGCTTCAGCTCGTAGTAGTCGTCAAACTCAGCCAGCTTGTGGTGACTTCTAAAGAACAACCTGTTGTAAACATCGATTGATTCGTCCTCAACGTTAGTCCCCTTGGTCATCTCACGTGAGCTGATTGATGTCTTGTACTCGTACACCATCTCGTCAACCATCTCCTCAATGTAGGTCTTAGCACCCTCGCTCAAGTCGTCAGATAACATGGCCTTCATCTCAAGCTCATCTCTCTCCTCAGCCTGCTTCTCAGTCAGCTTAATCTTCATCTTCAGTCCGTCAAGCTTCTCTCTCTGCTTGTCAGTTAGACCGCCCTTACGTCCCGTAAATAGCGGTGAGCATCCTGATGATCGTACCTTAATCATTACCAAACATCTTTAGTTGGTCCTCAGTGATCGTGTACTGCTTCTTGATCTTGTCGATCGTTGTGCGTCCAGTCTTCACCGCGTCAATCGCCTTCTCCAACTGCTCGTCAGTTAGCTTAGGTAGTTCCTTCTTAGGTACTGGACGAGTGCTGAATCTCAGCGCATCGACCAGACCTTGAGGACTCTTTACCTTCTCAGTTGTGATTACGATCGTCTTGCCTACGTAGTCGTTAGGATCGAACGAACCAAAGAACGTTTCCATTCTCTTAAAGTTTGATCGGTTGCAAACCATTGGCTTATCAAACTCCTTGAGCTTAACAAAGACCTTGTCCTCCTTGCCCATCTCACCTACGAAGGTGTCTTGATAGATCTTCTCGATCGTTACTTCTCTCGGCTCGTACTTGCCGTTGACCTCCAAGTCCCATGCTCCCATGTACTTGTTGTCTTTCATTAGATTTCTCCAGTGTGCCATATATTTAATTGAATTGATTACAAAGTTTTTAATATTTTTTCTAATTTCCTAGCGTATTTCTGTTTTTTTTCCAACATTTTAGTTAATCTTTCATCAATTGTCTCAGATTCGTACAATGCTTCGTCATCTTTCGATAGCTCAGACAGCTTCTCAAGAACCTTGACCTTCCTGTCCAAGCTGTCTACGTTCACCTTATAACAGCCTGCCTCCCATCCAACGTTGGTGAAGAAGTGCATCTGCTCGTCAGTTACTGGCTCGTGGAAGTCGGAGGCCGTCATTGTGTTCATCACCTCAATGCGGCCATCCTCGTCAAAGCACTCGATCTTTACTCCATGGTCTATGTACCATGAGCTGTTCATTGTTCTGAATATTCTGTTGTCCTCGTTAGCGGACACCTGTTCCCATGACTTCATACTACTTAATTTTTTCATGATAAAAAGTGTAACCATCACTATTGAATAGAGTGAACTCTACGTTCTTTGCCTCTAAGAAATAGCTTGTGTACATACCCTCATCGTTCATGCGAACATAGGTTATGATTGCTGTCTTGTTGTCCTCTCTTAAAAGAAAGCTAGAGAATACTGGTGTCTCCCAATCCATTTTGACACTCGTATAGTTTGTGTCAATTTCTAACCAATCTAGAGACTTTAAGTGAGCAGACACTGCCTCTTCCTTGGTGTCGAACGAACAGCTATGTTCATAGCTTACAGGATAGACTCCAGATTTTTTGGTTTCATAAAAGTCTGGAAGAGATATCTTCTGAGACATAGACAAGAAGGTAATTGCTACCAACATAACTCCCACTAGTAGTGGCTTTAATAAACGTTCCATAATAATTAAATTTAAAATAACATAATAAAATTGTAAATAATTCCTGCCGTTGATAGTGCACTAATAACAAACAACGGAAAGAGCGCAATCCTCAGCTTGCAAATACACCGCAAGCCTAGATAGTAGGATAACCAAAAGGTTATACCCGATAAGATTAGATTAACCATAGGCATTTATTTTTTTTGTTCGTCAATATAACTCAACACGAATCCAACAGCCACTAGTATGTTCATCCCCATGGATGCCAGTATCTCATATATGTCGTCATAGATATGTACAGATAGATGTACATGACCGACCATCCAAAACGGAATGCTTAGATTCTGACTGATCCAAATGATGGTGTACCTTACTAGTTTAAGCATGGCTTCAGTGTTATTATTTGTACTACCGCCTTCTCAATCGATAGAAATATCGCTCCTTCAAATGCTATCTCAAAGAACACCATTGCGTGCTCCTCGTCACGACAGCATATGTATATGTTGGACTCCTCGCCATTCTGTATGTATTTAATGTTGTACCTGTTCATAAATCTAGCTTTACTTCAGTTATTAGGTTTCGTGAGTAGTACTCCTCGTCAGTGTAATCACTCACCAAATATACGGAGACTAATGAATCTAACCAATCCTGCCTATTCCTAAATGACTCAACAGGCTCGTAGCTCATGTGAACGTCATACATCTTGCCATTGATTGCTACCGATTGCCACTCGTCTGTGTAGTCGAAGACTATTTCTGCTACCTCTTGATTGTCTACCGACAGGACTACTGACCGATAGAACGGATTTACTTTTGCTTTCATAATGTTGGTTTTTGTTAAAATGTGTTAATAAATGTCGGTTTGTGTTGATTTTTTTTTGAGTTGACACTCTGAAACCCTTGATTTTACTATGTTAGTGTTGAAATGTTAATTTTTATACCCTAATTCAAAATAAAAAAAAA